GATTGAAAATATGATTGATTCTGTTGATAAAAACATAACCCTTACATCCTTGCAGGAAAGAAGGTTGTTTGATACGGTGGAAACTATCATATCCAAACGATTGAAAATATGATTGATTCTGTTGATAAAAACATAACCCTTACATCCTTGCAGGAAAGAAGGTTGTTTGATACGGTGGAAACTATCATATCCAAACTCCCTACAAAGGCAATAGATGAACTCACGACAGGATACATGGGTGACATTGATGCTCTGATTCATTCGATGATGATGTCGGCAGAGAAAGCCATGTTCATAGGAAAAACCATTGATTCGGAAAGTTTGGATTACTTGGATAATCTGAAAGCGTCCATGGATTTACAGTTGAAAAAGATGTCGTTCAACTATTTCTGTACAACCGTGCTCTCCAACTTCCGCATGAACTGGCGTAATCTGGAACAGGGATCTCTGATGCAGCTATATCCTTGGAGTAGTTATCTCGCTAGTAGAGGCAGCGGCAAAAGCTATCAGTATTGTTATGCCTTTCCTTTATGGCGGTTATACGGCTATGATGTGCCACATTCATGGGATGATCCAAGGTATATGGTGTTCAACAATAATTACAAGGAAACCTCTCTCATATCATCTTCTATCCAGTTATGTAAGGCACACATGACAAAGATTATCAATGAGATAGATAACAACGAAATCATAAAGGAGAAGTTGAATCCTAATAATCGGGCCAAGATTGGTGAAATGGGCGTTCAGACTGAAACAGGTGCGATAATCCATATCAGAGGTGCCAGTTCTGCAATCCGTGGTTTGCATACTGGGGCATGTGTAGTGGACGATATGCCGGATGAATCAAGTCTTTACAGTGAAGAAGCACGGCAGAAGCTAAAGGAACTTATCAAAGGTACGATTGAACCGACAGTGGAACCGTTCGGATATTTCATTATATCGGGAACACCGTTTTCCAATGCTGAATCGGACTTGTATAAGGTGATAAAAGCCGACAAGCGTTTCAAGTGTTTTGAATATCCTATAATTTTCCCCGATGGCAGACCGCTTGCCCCCGACAGATATACATTTGAGGACCTTATAAGAAAGAAGGAAGAACTTGGAACAACCGTATTTGCACGTGAGTATCTTGTTATTCCTATTGACGATAGTTCGTCTATATTTCCATACGATATCCTTAAACGTACTACGATAGGGATGGAAAATGTGGATTATGCAACGACTGTCGATAATTTCCCTATTAAAATGACACGGGTTGTTATAGGTGTGGATTTTGCCATATCAGGTAATATCGGAGCAGACTTTACCGTTTACTCTGTTGTTGGCATGGATGCAATGAAAAACTACTACCTAATCTATTACGAACGCCTTAAAGGTGCAAGTCACAATGAACAGGTGGATAAGATAGTGGTATTGGATCAGATGTTCAGACCTAACAAGGTGGTATGTGAATCCAACGGATTCCAATCCATTCTTGCAGGATTGGCAAGGGAACGTGGATTAATGAATATAGATACATTTACTACGACAGAAGGAAACAAGAAGGATTTGCATAACGGATGGGCCAGTCTTGCAGCACTCTTTGAAAGAGGTCAGTTCAAGATACCATACAAGGCAGGGACAACAAAAGAGAAAACGGATTATCTGTTTTCCGAGTTTTCTTCCATTACATTCCGCTCTGACAAAGGGAAACTTGAAGCAGGGTCCGGTCATGATGATTGTGTGTCCTCTATATTCATTGCCTATCAGTCATTGAAAGAAGGTAAGGGAAGTGAACCTGTGGTAACAATGCTTTAATTTTAATTTTTATGGAAAAACTAAGTGCCAATTTCATACCCGAACTGTTTAAGATGGTATTTATGGACAAGGATGTGTTGTTCCTGTGCAAAAGATACCTGAAATATCAGTTCATCCCTAAAGAGATGCCGGGATATAAGGTTCTTCTAAGGGAAGCGGTTGCAATATATGACGATAAGAACATTATTCCCTCATTAGGGTTCATATCGCAGAAGTTCAGTGACAACGATGCTGTCCAGGAAGCTGTGGACGAGATAAAGGAAACAGATAAGCCTGATAAGGAATTGATAATAAGCCAGCTTGAAGCGTATGTAAAAAAGATACGCTTCAAGGAAATGGTAAACAAAATCCATGACCTGTACGAAGAAAACAAGGTCGAAGAAGCAATATTCACGGCAACGGAAGAATCAAAGGAGATACACGAAATATCCCTTAGAAATGCCGTAGGAAATTTCAAGAAGGTATTCCGTGGATTTGAGGAACGCATGAAACAGAACAGGGAGTTCAGGGAAAAGGATTCTACGGGAAACAAAGTGACGTTCGGGATAGATGTACTTGATGAAATTTCCTATGGAGGAATAGACAAGGGTGATACCGTACTGTGGATTCTGCGTTCGGGAGAAGGAAAGTCAACCGTTCTGAAATGGCATGGATACAGGGCCTGTATGGATGGGAAGAAAGTCTTGCACATACAGCTTGAAGGAGGTGTAAGTGCATGTCTTTCCAAATATGATCAAATCGTTACAGGGCATCCGTACATGAAAGTAAGAAAAGGTGAACTTTCCGAAAAGGAGATGGATTTGTTCAGAAAGACCGCAAGGGATGTGGAAACTCTTCTAGGTTCGGATATAGAGGTGTACGGGTTCGAGAAATATGGGGAAGCGTCCATGATGGAAGTACGCAATATTGTACTTGAATATTACAAGGCACATGGGTATTTCCCCGATGAACTCATACTCGATTCACTTGATCTTGCCATAACAGGAGAGAATGCACAGGTAGATACCAATCCTAATTTTCTGAAATACAGGTTACAAAAAAACGCACAGCGATTCAAGGATATATGCAATGAGTTCCATATAGCCGGAATAACAGCCACACAGGCTTCCAATGTTCCTGTTGAAATATGGAACAGTCCAGACAGGGTAATTGATCGTTCATATACGGAAGGTGACAAGACGCTTGTAAAAACATTCTCCTATGTGTTTACAGGAAACAGGACGCAGGCGGAACGTGACAATAACAGATTGCGTATCTATACGGATAAGTTACGTGACTTTAAACAGGTAGGAAAAACATATCTGATAGCCACCAATTATGACAAGGGGGCGTTCTATAATGCCAAGGAAACCATTGCCATGTCCGGCTATCTGAATCCCATTGAGATTCAGAAGGTACAGAAGAAAGAGAAATTGAAAAAGGAAAACCGTGTAAAGAATGATGTATAGGATATGGCTAAGATTGATGTCGATGAACTTAAAGCCGAACTGAATCTTACCCCTTTTGGAGCACAGGGGTGGATGCAGAACAAGAATGAGCCATGCGCATTTTGTGGCAGGGGTGGCAAATGGGGGTTGCTGATAAACAAGGAGGATAATGTGATGGTGTATCACTGTTGGTACTGCAACACAAAAACCTCTCTATTCAGCTATCTGAAAAAGATAAACCGGACAGATCTTTGGCACAAGGATTTTCAGAATACCTTGAAAAAGGACAGCCTTCCTATGTTTAATGATGAAAATGATGATGAGGATGAAGATGGTGAACTTCCCGAAATGGAACTTCCTAAAAGACTTGAACTGCTTCCTGTTGATAGTGACCCCTATCTGAAAAGACGTGGATTCACGGAACACCATTACAGGTTGTTTGAACCGTCTGTAACCAATTTTATTCTTGAAAGAAAATTAAGGGATTATATCATATTCAAGATAAAGATGGATAACAGGGTAGTTGCATGGTTGGCACGTTCAAGAAAATCAAAGGAATTTCATATACAGAATCTAAAGGATGCAAAGCAGGGGAAAGCAAGGTTGCAGTTAAGATACGAGAACAGCAAGACTAATTTCCGAAAGATAATAGGTGCATACGACAATATAACCGACAATACACAATGTGTTATTGTGGTGGAAGGACTGTTTGACTATATCAATGTAGATAATAAGCTGCATTTACAGGATTCGGAAGCCGTAAGATGTTGTTTTACGTTCGGAAATTCCATATCAAGGGAACAGGTTGCCTTATTGAAAAAGAAGGCGGGAGTGAAGGAGATAGTTATCATGTATGACCCTGATGTGACGGAAAATATTGCTTCGGCTGCAATCACTGTATCACGTAGTTTTGAAACATGGATAGCGTTATTGAAAAATAAGAAAATAGATCCAGGAGATGCAACTGAAAATGAACTTTGGGATGCACTTGATAATCTTGCTACTCCGTTTGATTTTTTCAGTAGATTGATTTAACTTTGGGGAGATGTCTAACTTTAATTATTGCAATAAAAATGAGCGAAGATATTGAAAAAATGAACCGTCTTTCAGTGGGTGAGTTCATTGAACTTCTACAAATGGAATTTATATCAAGAAAAATGAGAAGCATTTTCTATGATGATCCGAAAGTCAAGTCTATCAATACAGAGATAGCGAAGAAAAAGAGAGAAAAGATAGTGGATATGTCCAAGAAAATGGGCTGTCTTACAATCTTTGACCGTGAAACGCTTCTTGAAGAAATGTACTACAAGAAATTCCTCAATCCTTATGGGCTTCCTAATCTGACCTATGGGAACAAGGGTGATTTAGTAAGATGGTATGACAAGAAATCATTCGTAAAACGTGGTCATTGGGTAACGTTCAGAGGAAAACCATATAAGGTTGTCGATAATGATGCGGAAATGGAAGAGGTTTGCATTATACATGACAAACGAAAGATTTATGTTCCATATAATTTCGTAACCTTGCTTACATTGGAGGAATTTGATTGTGACGAACTTTTAAAATAATATACGGTGGAAGAAAAGAAAGATGAAAGATTCCTAGCACATTCAATTGTGCTAGGGTTCATTCCTAGTGGCAGTTCCCGTGGTTTTTCAGCCATAATAGTAACTGTTGCAGGATGTAATTTGAGATGTAAGTATTGTTCGCGCTATTCTGTCAGCAGAACAGGTGAGAATACTCTTGATGAAGAATATGTTCTTGAAATGATGCAAAAGCATCCTAATATCAAGAGAGTATTCATAACAGGGGGTGAGCCATGTATGCGAAGAAACATGAAACATTTCATTGAAACCATAACTGAAAAAGGCTATGAGGTTATAATGGAAACAAATGGTTCAATGTGGCCACAAGGCTTCTATAAGGCAGCACATGGATTATCCAAAGTTGTAATCCGTCCTAAGATGTCATACAATAGGCCTTCCATGTATGAGGACACCAAGATTCATGAAAAAGAAAATAATTCATGGAACTATTTTGATTACTTTATGCACTATTCAAAATCGTATGAGTTCCATTATGAAGTAGGATGTGAAATGGATGTGGAAGCTGTCAAGAAGCATATCAAGACCCATGAAATATCTAATGAAAAGGTGTGGCTATCATCCCGTAAGGATATTGATATGGAAGCGATGGAGAAGATAAATGAAATGTTGGAAACAGCCTGTCTTGAAATGGGCTGGAACCTTGATAAATAAAAACTTTATAATTTTGAACAAAATGGAAAGATTTGAAAAGATTGAAACTTTTTCGGAGTATGAAAAACTTGCAGAAGTAACGTGCACCTATCCCGATTCATTGATGGTGGTATGTGTAACATTGGGGTTGTGTGGTGAAACAGGAGAAATGTTTGAAAAGATCCAGGTAGAACAGGAAAATGATGAAGAATTAAAGAAGGAAGCAGGAGATATTTTGTGGTATCTTGCAATGATTCACAAGAAAATGGAATTGCCGGAAGTAAACGAATGGCTGGAAATCACAGACCTTACAACAGATGCGTTGTTTGACCCCATCGTATCTATGGGTAAGATAGCCGAACAGGTAAAAAAGCATATCCGTGACAATTGGGATGGAAATCTGCCTATTGTATTATCGGACAGTCGTAAGGAAGTTGTTTTTGAGGAATGGAAGAAAGTGTTGAAAGCCGTTACCTATATTGTGGCAAAAACGACAGGAACATCTATCAAGGAGGTTGCAGCAATGAATATAAACAAGCTGTATGACCGTATGGAACGCAACAAGATTCATGGGGAGGGTGACAATAGATGAAAAGATTGAGATACACCAAGGTAAACGTTATCGGAGCACAGAATACAGGGAAAACAACCCTCATAAACGCATTGGCAGAGGATAAGGATATAAAAGCCAGTGGACTTAATATCATGACAGGTATGTTACGTAGAATGGCTTCCGAAGGGAAAATAAACATCTCTGTTGACGGTGATCCCGATTCACAAAGAATTATGTTTTCCTATTACTCCGAACTTCTTGAACAGGGGAACAATTTTATTTCCGACAGATGTGTTGTTGACGTGATTGCATATACATCCGAGATGTGCGACATGGAAGAAGAAGGTGCAAGAAAGATGAAATTCTCCATGGAAGAACAGTATGAACGCAGGGAATTGCTCAAACAGGTGAAATACCTTAATCCATGTCTTAACATCTATCTTCCTATTGATGATGGGATAGAGATTGTAAATGATGGGGTACGCTGCATTGATGAGGAACACAGAAAACACATTGATACAAAGATAAAGTGGATATTGACAAACAACTTTATTCCATATCGTACTGTAAGAGGATCGGTTGAAGAACGTGTACAACTTGTAAAGGGATTGTTGTTCATTTAATGTGTTGATACATAGGGATAAAACAAAAACTAAAAAACTTTTTATAAAAATTTTCGTAGTTTTTCTTGCATACTTAGAATTTTTATCCCTATATTTGCATTGTCGAAATGAGATTTATGATATAACGTAACTCATTGGATTATATTACAAATTAATTATTAATCATTAAAATTAAAAACAAAATGGCTGTATCATTTTTAGACGCACGAAGAGCGGCTGCAAAACTAGAGATTGAAAATTACGAAACATTAAGTCCGAAAGACAAACTGATTGCTGCCGTAAGCGATGTATTGGGAGAAGATGTATCGGTTATGGATTCCGATCAGTTGAAAAAATCTGTCGAAAACTACATCGAAAACGGTGCACAGGGCGGCAACGAACCCGAACCCGTGGAAGATGATGAACAACAGGATGAGATTCCTACCCCGGAAGAACCCGCAGAAGGGGACGAATTACCAGCAAAGGAAGAAGAGAAATCTGCCCCGAAACCTGCAAGAACAAAGGTATCGTCACGTACAAGAAAGGTAAATGAAGAAAAACAGACTGTGAACATCATTAGAAAGGAAGAGGAAAAACCGACACCCGAACCCGAACATAAATTGGAGGAAAATCCCGATGAACCGAAACGTTGCTGTGACCAGCATGAATCACTGGCAGTATCCGAAAACGGTTCGCTGAAACCTGGTGCAATGGCAATCATGGGTGTAGCCAAGTTCCTTGACAGCCTTTCAAAATCGTTGATGGAACTCAACCATGACCTTTCCATCGGAAATCTTTCAAAATAAAAATGTAAAACATATAAGGTAATACAGGTACGGGAGAGATAATTAACCATAATAGTCAGCACAAAAGTTTACCAAAAACCAAAACCCGTGCCTGTATTTCTTTTTCAATAAAACCTATTTTCGTGAACGAATTAATTCAATATCTGAAAGATCATTTTATTCCTTTCTCACATATCAGTGATAGGGTTGTGGAAATAGGATGTGAAACGTATGAATTATCCTTTCCTAATGAAAGCAACTCGTTTTTTGACCGTGACTTTCACTGGGATACTGCATACACCGAATGTGATAATTATATCTATTCCTTTGGCGGTGTATGGTATTGGTTGAAAAAGGGGAGTGAGAATGATGTGAAACTTAACAAGGTACTGTATCTTTCGGAACCCGAAATAGAAGAAGATTTTAGAGAATCAGCTTTTCTTGGTGTTCATGGAAACATGCAGCTTCTTGATGGTATGCACTCCTATGATGAATGGTGCATTAAGGCAAAATGGCTTAGCATAACCGTTTTAGGTATTTGTGAGAAAGGACATCTTTCGGGTGCATTCAAGTTTCAAGAAGCATGTCAGAAGTATGGAATAAAGCCTGTATTCGGAATGGAAGTTCCTGTTCTCGATGAAGAAAGAGATATTCGCTTTACAATCAAGGTATATGCAAGGGATGAAGATGGATGGAGAATGCTCCTTGAACTGAATCGCTTATGTAATGTAATCCATAAGGAATATTGTACATTGAATGAGTTTGTTTCATTGGCGAAATCTGAATCCTATAAGGAGCATACATTTACAGTGGCAGATCCTAAAACTGTTGAATGTCAATATCTGTTGGATTATGTATTGGGCAAAGATGAAATGTACGTTCAGTTTGATACAGTGGAATATGAACAGGATGATAGGGATAAATGGTATCTTGAAAATCTGAAAATGTTCTATTCCAAGAAATGCAGGTTTATAGCCATTTGTGACGCCTATTATCTTGAACCCGAATATGCCTATATACGTGAAAAGATAAATTCAATTCTCAAAATAACGAACTATAAATCATCCAATCAATATTTCAAGAACTTCCAGGAATATTTCCTTGAAATGCAGGCATTGTTTGGGAACGATGACCCTATGTTTGATTTATGGGATGATGCGATAGGAAATCTTCACTATGTATCAGAGAACTGTAACTTTGTCATTGATTCAAAATCAAGGCATCTTCCATGGTATATAATGACCGAAGAAGAAAAGAAACGGTGGAGGACCAATGACGAGATGTTTGTAGACCTTATCTATGAGGGATTGGAGAATCATCCCGAACTGATAGAGGAATACGGAGAGGAAGCTGTTTTTGCACGTATAGATGAAGAAATAGATGTTATCCGTTTCGGTGGTGTAGTGGATTACTTCCTTATACTTCGTGACATTGTGAATTGGGCACGGTCACAAAACATTCTTGTAGGGCCAGGTCGTGGTTCGTGTGCAGGAAGTGCTGTGGTGTACCTACTTGGATTGACAAAGGTAAATCCATTGAAATACGAATTGTTCTTTTCACGTTTCCTAAACAAAGGACGTATTCAGAAATCCTTACCTGATATTGATACCGACTTTCCTACTAACAGACGGCAGGAAGTCAAACGGTATATGGAAGAACGTTTTGGAACAAAACAGGTATGTGCCGTAGGAACATATACAACATTGCAGTTGAAAGCTGCAATAAATGATATGGGAGATAAATACGGTGTCGCTATTCCTGAAAGAAAACGTATTTCCAAGATGTTGGGAGAGGAAAAGGAAAAGACCGTAGAGGACTTGTTCAGAACAGCATTGAAAAAAGCCGAGTTCCGTGCTTTCATGCGAAAGAATACGGAAATGTTTAATGACCTGTTTGTAATACTTGGAGCACCAAAGGCACGTTCTATTCATGCCTGTGCGGAAATGATATTTCCACAAAACAGAACAATGTTTGAATGGTCCCCATTACGACTTGAATCGGACACAAATCAAATGGTATGTGAATGGGAAGGCGGAGAACTTGATCATGCAGGATTCCTGAAAGAGGATATTCTTGGTCTTAATCAGTTGGACAAGATACATGATATTCTTGAACTTATCAAACAGAACACAGGAACAGCTATTGACCCGTACAAGGATATTCCATTGAATGAGCCGGAAGTGATGAAATACTTCGGAAACGGATGGAATGGTGATGTATTCCAATTCACAGCCAAAGGAATGAACGGTTATGCACAGATAATGAAGCCCAATTCAGTAGAGGAATTATCTGCATGTACGGCACTGTATCGCCCTGGACCGCTTGAAAACGGTATTCATTATTCCTATGTAAAACGTAAAAACGGTAATGAAGAAGTGGAATACCTTACGGGAACCGAATCCTTCCTGAAAGACACCTACGGACTGTTGCTGTATCAGGAAAACGTGATGCAAGCATCTATAACACTTGCAGGATTTACATCTATGGAAGCGGATGATCTTCGTAAAGCTATGGGTAAGAAGAAGGCAGATGTAATGGCAGAATTGAAGGCAAAATTTGTTGATGGGTATATAAGCAAATGGGGTGTAACAAAAGAATATGCAGAGGACTATTTTTCTATGATGGAAGAGTTTGCAAAGTATTCGTTTAATAAAGCCCACGCAGTTTCCTATTCAATAATTTCTTACATTTGCCAATGGCTGAAAGTTCATTATCCTATGGAATTTTGGTCAGTAACCTTTACATGGGCCAAGATGGACGAATACCCTTTATATATCAATGAGATTGAAAAGACGGGTAATATCGGTATCAAGACGGTAAATATCAATCATTCAAGAAGTCATATCGTATCCGACAAGGAAACAAATTCAATGTACTGGTCACTCAATTCTGTTAAACAGATAGGAGAACAGGCATTGAATCAGTTGAATGAGGAAAGGGATAAGAACGGGGAATATTTTTCTCTGGAGGAATTTCTTGACCGTCATAATTTCAAGAACAGCAAAGTTACCAAGTCAGCCATAGAGAACCTCATCTATTGTGGTGCATTTGATGCACTCGAACACGTTGAGCATCCTAGTGAAAGATACTTCCTACTTGACATATACCGTACCAAATGTAAGGTAAAGGTTGACAAGAGCAAGGATAAACTATCTTTGGGATACGATAAGGGGAAACATGAAGAAGATTGGTGGTGGATGCTCATGCAACGCAATCTTTGTGGATTCGGAGAGTTTGATCATGAAACGCTTTCATTGCACCTTGATAAATGTACACCCTATTTCTCACCTTCAAAATTGCAGGAATATAACGGCTACGGATATAGTGATGTAAAAGTAGGCGGCTATGTGATGGAGGTAGAGGAAAAGAAAACCAAGAACGGTTTTATGGGTTTTATCAAACTTGATTGCAATTATGATTTTGTCCATGTAGTGGTAGGATGTGAGTTGTATGAGGAAATGTCTGAATACTTCAAAAATTCTAAAGATTGCCTGTTGTATTTAACAGGGTATCCTACTTACAGTAAATTTGATGATTGTAACATTATTCAGATAACAAGACGTTCCCAGTTTGTTCGATTAAAATTGGATTAGAGATATGAAGAAAGTTATACACCTAGATGATGATAGTGTTTTGGTATTGCAGTCCAGCGATTTTGAGGAATGGTTGGACATGGATGATCTGACAACTATCAATTATCAGAATCTGTTTGGAGATGCAGTAACATGCTCTGCATTGCTTAACAAGATAGGGCAATTGCGTGCTGATGCGGAAGCCAATGCGTCCACTATGAAAATGAAATACGATATAGTGATGGCAGAGGAAAGACGCAGATACCGTAAGATGGCTTCCAAGGGAAAGGGATTCGTATTGATTGACGGTGAGAAAATAAAACTGACTGAAAAGGGGTTGGAGGACATTCTTACCTTATCATCCGATACACAGTTCTTCCTAAAGGAATACATACAGGCAAAAAAGGAGTTTGAATATCTCAACTCCCTCTATTTCTCTATTCAGTCTAAGGATAAGAAATTAAGTAACTTTTTAAGCAAGGTTACTCCCAAGGAGTTCCTGGATGAAATCATAGAAGGAAAGATTAATACATTTGAAATCAAAAGATTAGATAAGTAGATTTGAAGTTTTAATTTAGTTTTTAATGTTTAAAATTTTAGTATTATGGCAATTAACAGAAATCAGTTTAAGAGAACAGAAGTTTCAAAAGTGAAAGATGAAGCGCGCAAAGCGGAAAAGACAATGTATCGTAACAGCGACAATGAGTATGTGAATTTTGCTAAAGTGGAAGATGGAAAGAACGTGTTCCGTGTGCTTCCGTCCAAGACAGGCCGTGCATACATACCCTGTAAGACTACCAAACTGAAAGTATATCAGGAAATCAAAGGTAAGGACGGAGCGGGAACAGGTAAATATGAATGGAAGGACAAGAATGTTTTCACGTCCGACATTCATGGAAATGCGGCATTTGGTGACAAGGACCTTTTGTCCACTTACATAAATTATGTGTATGAACTTGCCAATGAAATAGAGGATAAGGATGAGAAATCACGTTTCCTCAATCCTATTACGGGATATAGAAAAGGAAAAGGTGGCCCGTGGGTATGGGGTATCAAACCTGTCTTGAACTATATCTGTTATGTATTGCAAGGTAGCGACATCTACAAATTGCAGCTTACATCCAAACAGATTAAGGAAATGACCGATATTTCCATTGACCTTACGGAAGGTGACGGATTGTCAACCGATGTATTCTCTGATCCAGAAGAAGGTTATCCGTTGTGTATCAACAAACAGAAAGACGAGAACAACAAGACTGTCATGAAGGTCAGCGCACAGCAAATGACACGACAGGACAAGAGCCTTGAAGATTTTTTTGAAAAGAATCGTGTTCCTGACACTGTTCTTGAAAAACTGTTGAAACTTCCTACTCTTGAAGATTTGTATGAAAACGTATATACCAAACGTGAATTTGATTGGACGCTCGATGCACTGAAAGAGTTTGACCGTCAGAACGAATACAATATCTTTGAGAATGACGATTTCTTGGCAGAAGTGGAGGAACTGGAAGCAATATGCCCGGAATACAAGGGAAAGCAGGAAAGTTCTGATGATGAAGAAAAGGAAGAGAAAGTACCGTCACGCAGTGCAGGAAGAGATAAGGATGCTTCTGATGCAGGAAGCTCATATCCTACTCCCATGAAGATGCGCAAGTTCCTGAATGAATATATCGAAAATGAATACGGAGATGGTTATGAATTGCCTGACAATTTGAAGTTGGATGAACTGAAACATTGGTACGATCTTGCCAAGGCAGAAGAAATGCTTCCGTTTGACGAATAATAAACCGCTCTTTTATTTTATGAAAACAACAACAATGATAATAGGAGCACTTTGTGTGCTCCTATTTCTTTCAGTGTGGGAAGTAAAGCATTTGAGAGAAAGGGAAGCGAATTATTCAGAGCATTTAAGCCTTTATATTGATTCTTTGAATACTTATCGGATTAATTACCCATCTTCCGATTTTGAATTGCTTAAAAGGGAGAATAAGCTACTCTATGACGAATTAAAAGACGCCAAGGGCAATATTACGGAAGTGGTACGATGGAAAACACGGATTCAGTATGTGGATTCGGGAAAGGTAAGAGAGATAATGCCGGATGATTCCTTATTTCGCTTCAAGAAAGAATCCGATACAATATCCTATAAACTTGATATAACCGCTCCTTCTGTGGCGAATTACAATCTGGATTTTAAACTGAACAATCAGTTTACCATTGTAAAAAGAGAAGATGGAAAGGGAAACAATCAACTTGACATCACTTCCGGCATGAACGGAAACATTACGGATGTTACTGCATGGAGCAAAAGGAAAAAGGAGTTACCCATCTCATTCGGAATAGGTGTGGGAGCAGGATATGGATTAATAAACAACAAACCCGATATTTTTGTCGGAGCAACAATAACCTATAAGATATGGAAGTAAAACCGATAGCAATCATAAGTACCGATTGGCACTTGAAGCCAGATAACTGTGAACTTATAAACAACCTTCTGCAAGACGAACTTGAACTTGCAAAGGATATGGAAGTAGATACGCATATATGGTTGGGGGATATATTTGATTCCCGTATAAGTCAAAAGGAATGTGTGTTGAATACGTTTGGAAACATACTCGATTCCTATCATAACAACAAGCAGAAGATGTTTGTCATTCCTGGAAACCATGATAAAACCGATTACACGTCAAAAAATTCGTTTCTTGACCCGTACAAATACCATCCGTCATTTGTTCTGTTACGTGATGGGGTAATCAAGGAAATAGGAGGACTGAAAATGGCTTTCATGCCGTTTCTTTCTGATAAGGAATGGCTGGATGAATTTGAGAATATAAAGGATAAGAAAGCCGATATCTTGTTTACCCACATGGCTTTTGACGGAAGCTGCAACAATGATGGAAGCAAGGTGGACAGCAAGTTGACCCCTACTGTATTGAAAAAGTATAAATTTGTCCTAAGTGGCCACTATCACAATATGCAATATGTCACACAATCAATAATCCATCTTGGATCATTGTGTCAGAACAACTTTGGTGAAGATGATAAAAAAGGGTTTTATATCCTGTATAGTGATGGTACAACAGAACTTATAAAATCCGAGCGTTCATCATTCAAGAAAATAACCGTGGACTTGGATACCATGTCACCAGATGAAGTGGAGGAACAGATAACCCTATTTCATGCTTCCAAAAGAAACGACAATGATCGTATCAGAATAGAGGTCACAGGAACACAGGACAAAGTTTCCGCATTTGATAAGACAAAGTATTCCGCAATGGGGATTGATGTAAAGCCCAAGATAAAGGAAGTTGAGGAAGTTATAGATGCGGAAGATAAGGTTAACGAAATAAAGGTTTTGACAAAAACGGATATTATGGACAGATTTGCTTCATTCTGCAAGGAAAAGAAATATAATGCAGACGAAGCAAGTGATATATTACAAAAAGCATTGGGAGATTGATATTATGGCTATAAAGGATTTGATTGCAACAATAGAAAAGAGATTTGGAAAGGAAGCTATTTCCGGCAACCATGTAGCGGTAGATTGCATACACAGTGGTTCATATTCCCTTGATGCAGTTCTTGGTGGCGGTTATCCCAAAGGAAGAATCGTGGAGGTGTTCGGTGGGGAATCATGTCTTGACGGCCGTACACGTGTAAAAGTGAAATACGTGCATCATGGTGACAATGCTGTAATGGGATATTATAACAAGTCATTGAAGGTGCTCCACGGATGCTTCTGTGACCAAAGACGTAATTTTGACATTTACATCATGGGGATAGAGGAAGTTTTCGGTGAAATAAAGTGGCACCCTGTGGAAGATGTGATATATGTGGGTAAACGCCCTGTCTATGAACTTGTGACAAAGAAAGGCCATGTGATAACGGCCACGGATGATCATAAATTCTATGTGGGTGACGGACAGTATAAGGAATTGAAGGAATTTACCAAGGGAAACCCTCTATTCGTTTACAAGCATGACACAAAACTTCGTCTGAAATATATAGAGGTAGACCGTGTTGAATCCATAGAACCCGTAGGAGATGGGAAAGTGTATGACGTGAAATGCGGTGGGAAATGGCATAATTTCATAGCTGATGATTTTGTCGTACACAATTGTGGAAAAACAACGGCTGCACTTCATTTGGTTGCAGAAGTTCAGAAAACAGGAAAGGCAGTGGGATATGTGGATGTGGAACAGGCACTTGACCCGTTCTATGCAGAGAAATTGGGTGTGGATATGTCTGCCGAAAAATTCATCCTGTCACAGCCTGACAGTGCGGAAGAAGCACTTGAAATCATCCGTACCATGTGTGAGGAACAGGAAATAGGTCTTGTCGTTCTTGATTCGGTTGCAGGACTTACACCTACTGCACAGGCACAGGGTGAAGCGGGAGATCAGAAAGTGGCCCTTGTCGCAAGGCTTATGTCCTCACAGTTGAATATTCTGAAAAACATAATCAAGCGTAACAACAACATCCTATTGTGTATCAATCAGACACGTGACACCATAGGAGGATTCGGATTCGGAGGAAACTCCACCAAGACACCCGGAGGACAGGCATTGAAATTCTATGCGTCACAACGGTTGGAGTTCAGTCGTATCGGTTCGGAAAAGGATGGAGATGAGATAACGGGAAACCTTACAAGGGTAAAGGTGAAGAAAAACAAGATTGCACCACCGTTCAAGAAATGTGAGTTTGTTATCCGATTCGGAAAAGGCATTGACAAGGTGCAGGAGATAATAGACCTGGGTCTTGATTATGGCATTCTGAAAAAGAAAGGTGCTTTCTTCTATTACGGCGATCAGCGTATAGGACAGGGAGAGAAGAATACCCGTAAATTCCTGGAGGAAGATGAATCATTGAGAATCGAAATAGGGGAAGCAGTAATCAAAAAAGCGAAAGAAGAACTGAATAAGGAACCCGATAAAAATACCGAAGAAAATGAGAATAACTAGTTTGTATATAAAGAACTTCTGTTCAATAGAAGAAGCTACCATTGACTTTAAAAATATCCCTATGGCAATCATAGGGATAAACAATACGGATGAAGGGCAGCAATCCAATGGTGCCGGAAAATCAGCCATACTTCATGCCCTGTTCTATGCGATTTACGGTGACAACCTAAGAAAGAATCTGGACAGGAAGCTGGTAAGACGTGGAACGGACAAGGCGGAAGTTGAGGTGTCAATAGTATGTCCTGCAAGAAATGTGGAAATGATTGTAAGAAGAACCATTCCTATCAAGGGTTCGGCAACCCTATCCATTACATTCAATGGAGTGGAGAAACCTTATGGTACAATCAATGAGGGGAACAAGATAATATCCGCATGGTTGGGTATAACGGCCGAAGATGCAAAGACCTATTACATCATATCCAAGGAAAATTATAAGTCATTCTTTACTTCATCCAATACGGATAAATTGGCGTTGATAAGCCGTTTTATCAATTTCAATGACATAGACAAGACAAAAGAGATTATTGACGGCAAGGTAAGGAAATTGGAAATGGAAATCCGTTCTCTCGAAAACAAGATTGTTGCATCCGAAAGTAAGATGGAAGTTTACAGCGAACAACTTGACAATATGTCCGTAGATCATCTAAAAGAACAGCGTGAACAGGAATTATTCCTAATAGAAAACAGGATTCTGTCGGATAAAAAGAAGATAGAATTATCCCAAATAAAAATAGAGGAACTAAAACAGGCGATAGAAGATAAGAAAACGTTGAAGCTATCCTTAAACGAAAACATAAAAAACGCTGAATCAGAACTTATTAATGAAAGAAATAAACTTGAAGAAGCGTCCGCATTTGTTGAAACACAGAAGGAGATAGCCGATGAGATTCAAAAGGAAGTTGACGGAGTTAAATCGGAGAAGTCGGGAAAGACTGATGATAAGTACAAGATAGAATCCCAAATTGCCAAATACAAGTCAATGCTTACACGTCTTAATACAACTCTTGAAGGTGCAATAATCTGTCCTGAATGCGGCCATAGATTCCTATTGGAAGAAGGAACCACATTGAAGGAAACGGAAAAGAGAAAGAAAGAGGTATTGAAATCCATAAACGAATATTCGGAAAAGATGGACAAGATCATTTCGTCAATTTCCGAATACGATTCCATTCTTTCCGAATATTCTACTGCAATTTCAGAGATAAGAACTGATTTGAACAATGCAAAGACAAGATTCAAGACAATAGAGGATAAAATCTCACAGAAAGAACAGAATCTTTCCTATTGGAAACGTGAACATGATTCAGCCGACAGTGTGATAGAAAGAATGATCATGCAGATTGAAAACCACAACAAGGATATTGATGTGTACAATGATTCAATCAAACGTCACGTACAGGAATTGGATGATTTGAGAGAGAAGCCGCTTGATAATCTGGCTGACCTTCAAAAACCCATAATTGAGAATATAAACCAAGAGGAAAGACTGATTGAAAAAATTAAAAATGATATATTTGCATTGAATGTTGAACGTGAAAATACCGAAAGATGGTATGCGCGTTTCAAGGAGTTCAAGATGTATCTTGCTGTGGAGCAGATAAAGAATATTCAGGCGGAAGCGAACGATACATTGGATGCCATGGATTCTGATTTGAGAATCATAATAGAAGCGTTCAAACTTGATTCCAAAGGGAAGATGAAAGAGGAACTGACACCCTATATTTTCCGTGATGAGATGGAAACATATTGGTATTATTCGGGTGGAGAGCGTGCAAGAGCGGAAATAGCCATGATTCTTGCGGTACAATCCATGATTAATACTACCAATCCGTGGGGAGGACTTCACTTTCTATATGTGGATGAAGTGCTGGATGCTTCCGATCCGATGGGAATAGAGAATATTATCCGTTCGTTGGAGTTCCTGAAACAGCCCTGTCTGATTACCACACAGATAAGTCGTGTTCGTGACAATATACGGAGTATCGTGGTTACGAAGGATAATGGAATTGCTAATGTAAAATTTGAATGATAATGGCAAAGGAAGTAAAGAAATTCATAGGCATAGACATCGGTTCAAAAGGGTTTGTGTCGGTAATAGATGAGGATGAGGATATACTTGAACAATTTTGGTTGTTCGACAATCCGAGTAATTGCGAATGTACCGAATTGGTAAACAAACTTATGCGTCTTGCCAAATATGAAGGGAATTGTCATGTGGTAATGGAGGATTTGCATGCACTCTTTGGAGCGTCCGCATCTTCTACATTCAAATTGGGAGGACTTGCAATGGCTACGGAAGCCGTTGTTGCCGCTCTTGGACTACCCTATACAAAGGTACAGGCCAAGAAATGGCAGAAAGACATATTCCAAGGAATACACGTCTATAAAACCTCCAGTACAGGAAAAACAAAACTCCTTGACACCAAAAGATGCTCTATCATGGCGTGCAAACGTGTGTTTCCCGGAATTGACCTAAGACGCACGGGAAAATGTAAGAATGATGATGATAACAAGGCTGATTCATTGTGTATGGCCCTGTACGCCAAGCGTAAGATAGGATAAACTTTTACATAATATGAAGAAACTGCAAAAAATCTATACCAACTTCGACAATCTTCGTGGAAGCATGGTTTACAATTACGAGAGAGGGCTGACACCCGAATCATTCAAGGAGGTAATGAAAGAAGCCGGATATGATCTGATAGTTCAAGACGGAAGTGACTATGAAATAGACGATTATATCGCTGTCCTTGGAAGAAACGCTGTTGTGGTGAACGTGATGAAAGTTGTGGGTATCAAATGGAAAGACAAAAAGGAAACGATTGTAGACTATTATACAGTTGAGAGAGTGCATAAGGTTGACTTTTTGGAAGATATAGGAGGTAGTCATGGCTAAGGTTGAGAAAACGGTGTATTGGTGTGACAATCCTGATTGTCCTGAATACAAGAAAGAACATTATGCAGGTTCAACACGATGGGGATACAGTTCCACAGGTGAAAAGAAATGGTTGGACCAGCCGGATTGCTCTCATTGTCGTAAACCTGTTTCCTATGAAGACAGATTGGAAGAAGTACCCGACATATCGCTTGCTCCGGGTGAGGGATTCAGTGGATCTCCATTCTCTTCACTTGATGATGCAGGGAAAAAGCAGGTTCTTCATAAAAGGTACAAGGAAGCCTACAAGAGAGAAGAGGGTGCAGCAAGGAAAGAAGCGGTAAAAAAAGCAATCATAAAAGATACGATGAATTACAGATACCGTTAATGACTGGTTTTAAGGGAGTTGGGCAACTAACTCCCTATTTTTATGTTATAAAACATAAAAACATTTTTATAAAAAGTGAGGTGATTAGGGCATGAATAAACAGAAAACGGTTATCTTTGCATCCGATAACCTATAATTTTGAATTAAAAATGTACGAAATCAACTATCACAATGTGAAAGAAGCGGTGAAGCATATAGGCAAACCACTGCTTCTTGTTTTCTTTCCCGATCAACCTTGTGTGTTCAGTATCGAGAAAGGAGTGTTCAATTATGAAAGACGGGATTTCCCTATCAATGAATTGCAGGACGTGAAGAACGTGACTTCACTTATTCAGAGCGGAACATGGATGAATTCCATGGAGTTCCTGCGCATTGAACTGACGTTGGATGTGGAAACGATTCAGTTCAACAATCTTATCAAGTGGATAAAGGTGGAAAAGACAAGTTACGATTACAGATATCCGTCACAGCCATGACAGAAAAGGAACTTGAAATGAAAATCCGCTCCCTTAACGATAGTTATAGGGAGGGAGATCCACAGGTAAGCGATGATACATTTGACAATCTTGTGGGGCAATTAAGGCAGATGAATCCTGGCAATCCATGGTTTTCAAAGGGAATACAGGATAAAGTTCCGGCAACAAGAAAGGAGAAACTTCCTATCCCCATGTTTTCATTGGAAAAAGTGAAAACGCCACAGGAAGTTGTAAAATGGATAATGTCATGCGGCCTTAAAGATGATGATGTACTTGTCATTACAGCGAAATATGACGGTATATCTCTTTGTGTAAATGAAAAGGAAGGCAAGGCATGGACACGTGGTGACGGAACCTATGGGCAGAACTGTACAGGTCATTTTGAGATGATGGGAAACAGTGCGTGGGATATATATGAGGGTGATGATGAATGTGATGAAGTTACCTATACATTCGGTGAAGCCATATTCGAGCAGGAAAACTTCTTACGTGAAATAAAGCCTGGAACAAACTACAAAGCTGCCCGGAATGCAGTAGGAGGTATCTTGAATGCGGAAGAACTTTCGGTGTTCCTAGGAGATGTGAAGTATATCCGTTATGGAACAGACAGGGAAGAGTGGAGCAAGGAAAGTCAGCTTGACTATATAAATGAAAGTATATTCGGTGGAATAAAGACTTCCTATGTCACAGTAAATGCAGTGGATATCCTTAAATCCGATGCAGAGGAACTTTCCAAATACTTCGATCATCTATACAGGACACTTGCACCGCAATTCAAATGTGACGGTATTGTCATAGAAGTCAACCGTTCCACAACAAGACAGAATCTTGGCAGGCTTCCTAATGGGAATCCACGATATGCGATTGCATACAAAGATCCTCAATGGTCAGAACGCGAAGAAACGATTCTCCATGATATAGAATGGGAAGTGTCAAAAGACGGTGTTTTGTGTCCTGTCGGACTGATAGAGCCTGTTGACTTATGCGGTGCAACCGTTGAAAGATGTACCCTCTACAATGCAAGGTATGTGAAGGAAAACCATTGCTGTCAAGGTGCGGAAGTTGTGATATGCCGTTCGGGAGATGTTATTCCCAAACACTTGCAAACATTACATTTCAATTCGGGAACAGACCCTATCCCCAGTGTATGCCCTATATGCAGCGAAAAGACCGTATGGGATTCAAAAGGCATAACACTTCGTTGTTCCAATCCCGAATGTGACGGAAAGGCACTCTCTGAAATCGTCTATTTCTTCTCTATAATGAAAGTAGAGGATTTTGGCAGACCTACCATAAAGAAGTTCTTTGATTATGGATTGAAATCCGTTTCCGATATCGTGGAAGCGTCTGCGGACAGGATGATGAAGATTAACGGAATAGGAAACGAAACAATATCATCCCTTAGAAAACAGTTCAACAACATCCTGGATAATTCGCAATCATGGTCGCAACTTACAACGGCTCTCAACTGTTATCATGGACAGATAGGAGAGAAAACGTGCCAGAATATCATTGATGCGATGGGAATAAAGACTACGGATGATATGGATAATCTCTATGAAAAGTGCCTAAGAGAACCTGATATGGTGGAAAGTTCATTGGTACAGATAAAGGGTGTCGGCAATGAAATTGCGGTGGCATTCAGAAAAGGGGTTGTGGAGTTCTATCACCGTGATGATTTTCTGTTGTGGAACGTGGGGATATACATGAAGGAAAAGTCAAATATGCCTACTTTTGTGATGTCCGGCTTCCGTGACAAGGAACTTTCGGAAGAAGCGTACAAAAGAGGATGGGAAGAAGTTTCTTCGCTCACAAAAACAACAGACTTGCTTGTCACGTTAGAAAGGGATTCAAATTCGTCCAAAGCGCAACGGGCGAGAAAATACGGAACACGTATTATGTCGAAAGAAGAATTTATGGAAATGATTTATGCCGATAAGGGATGAATTGTGGGTAGATATCCCACGCTTTGACAGAGATGCTATAACAAAGAAGTTTATTAAAGGGAACCAGGCTGCAAAAGGCAGAAGGGTGACGGATGCCCAGAGGGCCATAAACAGGAAAAGTCTTGCAAAGACAAGAAGGAAATGTATCAGAGAAGGAAAATATATTGGTATGAGAAACAGGATAAAATCAGTAATAGCCATTAATATCCATACCAAGAAATTCCTAAGATTCGATGCCTGTGTCGATTGTGAGAAATGTCTTGGTATGGTAAAGCGTTCGTGCGGAAACTTCTGTAACGGAAAGGTAGGGAAAGACGGTCACAGATGGAAAGACTGGCTTCTCTACTGGGAGAAAGATACGGCTTGGTTCGATAAAGTTTGAATTGAAAAATGAAACCTGACAAGTATTTTTATAGGGAGGGCAATTGGTATCATTTCGGACTTCCCTATACCACACAAATGACCTTCTATCTTAGTGACGTGCTTAAATGTAAGCTGAACAACGCCAACAAGGAATGGTATGTGGAAGCTACGATAACCAACATACAGAGAATAAAACAGTTCATTCAGAAAGAAGGTCTTGTAGAGGGCAGATTCACACCTCCATCCGACATAGAACTTCGTCCGCACAGGGATGAATATACGGAGGAAGAAGTAGGAATGATGTCACGGACAATGGGATTGAACAAGAATCCGCGTCCGTATCAGGTGGAAGCCATCACCTATCAGATAAACCACGGAAACAGTATCTGCGGCCTTGGATGCGGATGCGGCAAGACACTTACCGAAATCTATTATGCCGAGATATGCGGGGAGTTTCCTGTACTTGTGATATGTCCGTCCACCGTCAAGGCGGGATGGAAACGTGAATGGAACGAGATAAATCCCAATCGTACCGTATCAATCATTGATGCCACAGATAAGGAACATGATTTTTCTGCCGATGTGATAGTGATAAACTATGAATATCTCTATGCAAGGGGCGAGAAAGCCAAGAAGAAAGGTATTCAGTTACGGTTTGACAAGGAGTTCAAGAAAAAGAAATTCCAACTGGCAATCATTGACGAGATACACTTCTGTAAGTCGGGTGATGCGATGCGCTCCAAGGCCGTGAAAAAGATTGTTTCAAAGATTCCCGTCGCACAGGGGTTGTCGGGAACAATGGTGCAATCACGTCCAAAGGAACTTATATCAATCCTTAAGATATTAGGACGGTTCACCGATTTGTTTCCCGATTTGCAGTTCTATTATGACAGGTACTGTAACCGTAAAATGACCTTTTTCGGACAGAACATAGACGGTCACAGTAATACGGAGGAACTTAACAAGGTCCTTTCCCATTACTGTTACATATCCAAGGAAAAACGGGATATATTAAAAGACCTTCCTCCTATTACGGACACATACGTTGAATGTGACTTCAAGAACATGAGGGAATATAGGAAGGCTGAAAATGACCTTATATCCTATCTGTCGGGAATAGACAGTGAAAGGGCCGAAAGTGCCATGGGAGCACAAAGTCTTGTTCTTCTGTCCGTGCTGAAAGAAATCTCCCTAAACGGGAAAATGGATTTTATCGTAAAGTTCTTGCAGGAATGGGCGGAAGCGAATGCAGATTCCAAGATGCTTGTGTTTGGAATACGAAAAGAACCTTTGAAAAGGTTGTGGGTGGAATTTATGAAATCCTCTGTAATCATAACAGGTGATGATAATCTGCAAACCAAACAGAAGAAAATAGAAGAGTTCGGTGACAAACAGTTCCTGTTTGCCAATATACAGACAATCGGAACAGGTGTTGACGGATTGCAGAAAGTATGTGATACAATGGCTTTCATTGAATATCCCGATACCCCCGATATGATGGAACAGGCAAAATCACGTCTTGAACGATCCGGGCAGAAAAACAATATCACCGTATTGCATCTAATGTGTTCCGAAACCATTGACAAGATGCAGTGGGATATGTTGCAGAAGAAAGCCATGGTGGCCGATTCTATCAACAAGGGAAGTTTTGAAGGTACGGAGTTCAAGGATTTTAATCAGTGTATAATTAATAGGATAAGGAAGAAATCGGATGATTGAAAGGTATGTATGGGATATTTACACGGACGGTTCATGCAATTCAAAGAGCCGTCTTGGCGGATGTGGTGTCTACATGGTAAATAAGACCACAGGAGAAGAGATTTTTTTTCGGGAAGGGTATTGTAACACCACAACTCCAAGAATGGAAATGAGGGCAATTGTAAACGCTTTGGAGTTGCTTCCAAAGGGTAATCCTATCAAGGCCAGGATAGTATGCGATTCTGAATTTGTAGTAAAGTTCATGAATCATCATATATCACGATGTCTTAATGATGGAAAGAATATTACAACGGATTACAGCAATTCCGATTTGTGGAATGAAATCCTGTTGCAGTTACGAAACCATCCGCTTGCAAAAGTAGGGATAATGTGGCTTAAGGGAGGTTCACACCAAAAGGATGAGGTAAGTGATGATGCAGTGGGGAACAATATAGCGGACGGACTTGCCAATTATAAGAAATTTAATGATAACGAAAGAATTAGGGATTTATGATTGTATTAAAAGAAGGCGAATGTGGCGGCAAACGGTTCCGTGCCACATTTGAGGAACATATTTATTTTGACTACATTGCAGGACGTGAATATGCGTGCATTACAAAGGTACAGGTTCAGAGAAAGTTCCTTTGGTTCAAGTGGTTTATTACCATTAAGGAATGGAATGTTTTCCTGCAAGGCAATGAATCTATCGAATGTGATGCAGACAATGATGTAGAGTTCATTAAGAACGAAGCAATAGAATTGTTTGATAAAATAGTCAATCCTTATGGCGCATAATCTGTTTGAATATCAGTTCATCCTCTATTTCGGATTTCCTGCCAAACCATCCATGAAAAGGATAATGGAAGAACTTCTGTCGGATAACATAATAGCTGTCAGATTCGGAAGGACTTCCATAAAGGTAAGTGCATTTATGGAACAGCCAGGACAAGAGAAAGTGATAGAGAATGAGATTACGGATTATTGCCATAGGAAAGAATGGAATATTGAGAAAGCAAAAGTATTCAGTAGTAAATTCATAAGAAAACCAGCATGAAAAAGACGAAACTTTACATCCCCATATTCACGAAAGAGGGGAAAATCGGTACAAGCGTGGTATGTGCCAATGATATCAAGGAACTTGAAGAGATAATGCCGGACGGGGAAATACTGTCGCTCCATCTTCAAGCGGAAAGAATGAAAATGGAAGAAAACAGTGAATACGTTCCACAGCCCATGAAACTGATGATGGACAAGGATAAGTTTGCATCCATCATGAAAGAAGTAAGGAGAAAGGCACCACATAATCCCCTTACGCATCTTGCATTGAAAGTGCAGGGTAGCATGGATTCCCTTCCTATTTGTCTGATTTTTCCAAGTAAATAAAAAGAGGTTATGAATAAACAATGTTTTGCCAAAGGTACACTTATCGCTACATTAATAGACGGTAATATGAAAATGGTTCCCGTAGAGGAACTTGACACAAAGGACTATGTACAGGTATATGCACTTGACAGAAACGGTGAACTTGTCACAATAGAGGGTTCGGCTTTCCCTACTTATGCGGGTTCTGAAATCATTGATATGGAATTTGACAATGGATTCCATTTTATCTGTACGGAAGATCAGCCGTTACGGCTGGAACACATGGACACCTACTGCCCTGCCTTTGTTTGTGAGGGGGAATGTATTGAAACATGGGGTATTCCAGGCGATGGGGAAAGCAATCATTTGAGAGTGAAATCAATAACCCATCATTCAGATATGCAAATGTATGACTTTGCAGCCAAGGAACTTGATGATCATTCTATTCTTGTAGGAAATGAGGATGGAATTTGTATCTCAATATTTGTATAATCCAAACACAATCCATATATTTGCACTGTCCGAATAGGTAGAAGTATTTGGGCAAAGAGTTAGTTAACGGTTGTCCTTAATGTAGGAACAGTAGCTGATTATAATAAAAGTCGGATGATGGACCACAGGTAAATGCTTGTGGTCCATTTATTTGTATAATACTAAAAAACTTTTTATAAAAATTTTCGTAGTTTTTCTTTGTGAATTTAAAATAACTTCCTATCTTTGCAGCGTTCCAAGAGAGGAATAATATACATTTCAAAATTTGTTTATTGTTATTTCATAAATGAGTTTAATAATAATTGTTCGTTTAGTGCGTTCGTTTACGGTATGTGACATATAGAAACGAACATAAACATTTGCAAATTGAATGTTTTAGTAATGTTACGTTCAATAGAAGGGATGTTGTGAAACATGTACTTCTTTTACTTTGATAATCTTTATCTTAACATCAACATAAATTCTAGTTTAATCGCAATGCCGTCATTGAAGGGTGACGTGAGGTGAAAGTCCTCCGTTTTATAGACGATGATGGGAGATTGGTTTTCAATCTCCCATTGTTGTATATGTGAAATAGAAAAATTACCTTTGTGGCAATATAACACAACGAATTATTAACCAATAAAAATTTGGACAACATGCAACAGGAATTTAATCCACAGGCAGCCATGCAACAGAATGGCGGTCAGCAACAGCAACAGAATCCCGAAGAAAAGTTCTTCAACGAAATCATTCAGAAATGGAAACAGTCCAAAGGTGGCACTGTATCATTCGATGCGGAAGCCGGATTCCGTGACGGACTGGGAAGCGGCATCAAGCTGGCGGCAGTAAACCAGCAGGTGTTGATGCACGATCAAAAACTTTTCCCTCTCTATTCAATGCTGGTATCCAAGCATCTTGACGAAATAGAGGAAGCGGAGAAGAACGACAAGTCGGGAGATACAACGACAAGTATTGCTGAAAAATGTATGAAAACCGCCACACATCTTGCAAAGGTATATGGTGACATATTCAATACGGAAGTACGCGAACTTGTGGAAGAAGCCAAGAAAGGAATGTAATTATGACTGATAAGGAGCGTAAGGATTTGCTAAGGGATGCACCCGATTTTGTGCAGCTTGCAGAACCCTATCTGCAAATGAAATACCTGGATTATGAAATGGCAAGACAGAATCTTGACAACTGTCCTGACAGGTATTTCATCTGTACGAATGATCAAGGGACAAATGTCCGTGTGGACTTGAAATCCCCCAACGTGAAAGGACTTCTTGCCAACAAGGGTTGTTCCAAGGAGGATATAGATGATGCGCTGGAGATAAAGAAGGAAATCATTACGCCCCTTACGATACGATGCAACGAAGCATATAAAACATATTGTGCCGCTTTCGACTTAAGCAACAGCAAGAAGGGGGCAAAGGATTCCTCTCTTGCCCCATTGCTCCTGGACCTGTTCGGCTCTTACAATTCCATTACGGACGTACAGAAGGTATGCCGTAAACGTCATGGATATATCATGTCGGAAGGTGAACTGAAAACATTCTATAACAAGAACAGGCACCTTATAGAGCAACGTAGAACCAAATACACTATTGAATCCAAGAATTACAAGGTTGCTACCGAAGCTGGCAGACTTGAAATGCTCAATGACATGCTTACCGATTTCAAGATAAAGTACGATAACTTCATTGAGTTGAACAAGGATAAGGATGCCGTGGCAATGTCAAGGGAGATTCGGGCCATCCTTGAACAAGCACGCAAGGAAGTGAAAGGAAATGAACTCAAACTTACCGTTGACGGACGTATCGACATCAATGCCACGCTTCATGGTAAGGAGAATATATCCCGTATCATGCGTGATATCCCTATTAATTCCCTTGTCGTGGGTATGGTGGCCGCAAAACAGGGGATGAACCCTGTGATACTGATGTCACAGCTTTCTTCCTCCTATTACAAGGACTTCAACGGATTTGGAAGCAATATCCTTGATTCAGATGATGTGGTATTGCCTGGGGAACTTATCAAGTCTGCAAATTGGGATGATTTGAGGGAGAAAAACAAGGCGTTCCTGTCTGAAATGAAAAGTAAGCCCGAATACGAATATACCGATTTTGAGGAACAGTCTGCGGCTGAAAGAAACAGGGAGAAACTTCTCGAAAGAATAAAGGCACTAAAAGAACGGCAATCCTCTATTGAGGACTGATTGTGTGTTCATAAATTGATTTTCCATTCATTCTGAATCCTGCCAGTTGTGAAATTGACAGGATTTTCCTATTTTTGACACAGATAGAATTTAAAAATCAATAAATTATGTATCCAAATAGAGTTGCATTATCTGACGACAAAGGGTATACAAGTATTGTAAGTATAGCCCGTGCAAAGGAGATAGGAACATTGCAGGAGGACTTTTCAATAGGGGGGGGTACATTCCTGATCATACCCCTTACAGCAGGAACAATCAAAGTTCATTTTGTCGGTGAATCCGCTTTGGAGGACACCTACACCATATCGGAAGCAGAAGTGAACGCTTCCATGGGATATCCGATCCCCTATCTCGTTGACAAGGTTTTCAAGGACGGAACGACTGCCCAATTCAATATCGGTTATTAAATAGGGGGGGGTATAAGATGAGATGGCAGCAAGAAAGAAATCGTTTTATACCATTCCGGGAGCGTATTCTATGATTGGAATCGGAACTATTTTCAGACGAAGGGCAGGAAGCGGTGGACCGCTTCCGCCTGATTATGCGAAATGGGTGAAAGAACACATGGTGTTCTGGTACGATATGTCAAAGCCTGCGGATACATACAGCCAAAACTTTAATGACTGGAGATCGCATCCCTCTGTAAATGCTGATGTAATTATAACAAGCACCTCATTTGTCATAACTAGATTTGCTACACTGAACGATACAGTAAAGTGCTACATTCCTGACCAAACAAAAAATTTCCCAGGAATGAAAGTGGAAGTGAAAGGTATAGTTGACGGTCAGGAATTATACTGGGGATATAGTGCTACTGTTAAATTAGTCAATATCACATCAGACGGAACCTATGATATTCCGCCATTAGGAACCGTAAAGGGTAATCTGTCATTCAGAAACGGCAATATTGTCGGTGCTTGTAACATCACCATTACCCAGCTACCGTCAGGACAATCCGTTCCCACAAACGAAATACTAAAAGCTAATCCTTATTTGCAGGATTTCAGTGGAAATAACAGACCGCTTAAATTGAATAATTTTCTGTTTGCTGCAATGAGCGGTGTGGGAGGGTATGAAACTAATTTCTCCGATAATTCTATATGGATTTCATCACCTCAACGTGGAAACATTATAAATAACCACACATATAACCCCATGCTTAAAGGCTCAAGTAGTGGATTGTACACTGCTACTGGTTCAGTTAAGGTTAAATTCAAAGCTACTGTTACGGGGATGAAAAGTGGTTACAGACTTGAATTTGGTTCGGGTGATGTGGCTCCATCGGACAAGTCTATATATGAAGATGGAGAATATGAATTTGGTTCGGGTGATGTGGCTGTGCCATACGGATTTAAATTATATTCGGATGATTACAGTAGCCCCAATACAGATGTAATTATTGAATTAAAGGAAGTCTATCCAAATGCCCTAGTAACGGATGGAGTGGATGATTACGGGCAGGTGCAGAATTTGTCACAGGGAGTTAAGATGTTGTTTATGACGGTTAATCCATTTGTTGATGGGAAATTTATTTATGACCAAAGATTAGATATAATCGAGCCTTGGCTGTTTGCCGTATTCAATGACAAAGGTAGTATTGCTTATAATAGTAGGAACTCAAACGGCAAGACCTATATTGATGGAACACTGAATGAATCTACAATAGTTTCCGCTTTGTTAAACAAAAAGCAAATAATCACCATAGTAAACAATGATGTGACAGGTGATAAAACTAAAACTCCTGTATTCTTTAGCAATACTGACCATGATAGCGGATGGATTAGTTCAGCTTTCTACAACTCCATCGGTTTCGATTCCGTTCCCACCAAACAGAATGACGGATTCACCGAGCAGGATTTGATTGATTATGTACTTGAAAATTTGATAACAAAATGAGATACATTATAGTAACAATAGAATGGTGTATGGAACATGGAATTGTTCCGCCCATCCACGCAAGAAGAAGTGTTGACGGAACGATGATCCTGTTACACGAGGATTTTGTCGCACCCGTATTGGGAGATGAAGAGATTTCTTCCTATCTTTACGACAGCAATGAGTTAAGTGAAATTTTAAACAGTGAAGTATGGAACTTGAACTTAGACGAATAGCAAGAAAGGAAACCTATACAATAGGAAAACTCTCCATTGACGGGGAGGACTTTTGCGATACGATAGAGGATAAGGATAGAGGGCTTTCACAAGAGATGCCCGAACATAAAATCAAAGAAATAAAGGTGTACGGACAAACTGCAATTCCTACTGGAAGATATAAAGTGGACATGAATACCGTTTCCTTGCGTTTTAAGGAAAGATCATGGGCAAAACCATACGATGGTAAGCTACCACGATTGATTGGCGTACCAGGCTTTGAGGGTGTTCTTATACATCCTTTGAACACTGCACAGGAAAGTTCTGGATGTATCGGCCCTGGAATCAATTCTATTGTAGGAAGGGTTATGAACAGTACAGCTACCTTTCATAGCCTTATGAAAAGATTGCTTGCTGCAAAAGACGATATCTATATCTCCATCAAATAACTTTACCATATCTTATTTTTGTTTTTTAGTTGAAATGGGGTGCTTCGTAATGGAGTGCTCCATTTTATTTAAATTATTTGCTATTTTATTTGGTGAAAATTTAAATAATATCTATATTTGCACCACAAAATTAAAATCAAATTTAAACAATCGTAGAATTACCCTATTATGAGAAGTTATAATATTACAAATGGGAAATTTGACATAGACAGACTTCACAGCATTTTCCTTAACGGTCTTGACGGGAGAAATGATGATGCGGTGTATTTTGGAAGAAGAGCCGGATATTCCACCCTGTTTGCCTTCCAGTTGATAGGCATTGCGGAACTTGACCTGTACAACTTTAAAAAGCAGGATAATCCTATATGGATTGCCACCGACAAACCTATATCATGGGTTGAAAATATAAGAGCGGTCATAAGATATGTATGTGAACGTGAAGGAATTTCGTTTATTGAATCACCGAATAAATCCATGTTCCGTTTCGCAATAAAAAGTACCATATTTGATTTTATGAGATATGACAATCCTAATGACATAGACACTGCAAAAGGACCGAAAATATACCCTATTACCGATAATGACTGTTGTTTCCAATGGTATGATGCAATGGATGGGAATATAGACAAGCGTATTTTTGACAGCGTTACGAAGGCTTGTTCGGCAAATGGAATGGGTTTTTATTTCAAAAATCTATAAACTAGAGATATATGTATAAACTGATTAATCCGCAGGGCAATGAAAAGTGTTTCAAGTCTGTGTATGAACTTGATGATTTTATAGGAGGGTTCATACACACAAAAATTTTCAGGTTATGGTCTGTAAGAAATTCGTTGCCCGGCAGCTTCAATCATAACGGAAAGGAGGTGGTGAACACGCTAGTAATCAAAAAATTCCTGTCCGAAAAAGGTTATAGAATCGTTCGGACATAAAATCAAAACATTTATCTTTGAATCCGTGATACATGATATGGGAATTGAATACCCGTTATTATTTACAATATTAACCCGTTATACTTTTAATTATATTTTTGGACGGGATTCATTTGTCCTGTCATATTCACGGATTTATCGTTTAATTTAAAATTTTGATAACATAATGAGAACAACAGGAGCAAACGGACTGGAAATGTTTAATGAGGTTTTGCCTGCATTGATAACATTCGGGGATATGGCTTCCACACCGGAAGAATTTGAGAAGAATTTCAATACCATGATGGACAAATACGAGCATCTTAAGGATGATGTGAAGTTCGTAAAGGTGTACAATGAAGATGATATAGAAAAGAAATATCCCACATACAAACTGTGGATTCGTCCGGCAGAAATTATATTTAGTGAATAACGGCCATGATATACAAGAATTTTTCCTATAAAAAGGGTAACGCTTTCATAGATCACATGAAGAACAACAGTGTCCTGTACACTCTTGAACTTTGTCGTGACAACAATATCTTCTTTGAGGATGAAACGGAAAAGATAGAGGAAATGCTTGAAATGCCACGTGAGGACATTATTGTCCTGATACCGGGAAAGAACATATCTTCCGTGGCACTAGGAAAGATAAGTGAGGTTTTTACAAGCAAGGAAAGCGTTCTGATACGTCCTATCGGTCTGTTTTATGGAATGAGGGTGGACATTGAGGAAATAACCACGAAATCTTTGTGGATGAAAATGCCCAATTTCCTGTTTGATACGGCACTTTTTATATCGTGGCAGGGTCTTACTAGGGTGATGAGGAAAACGGGCATAAATGACCTTGATGTTTATCTCCCGTGACATTAAGGAAGTGTTTCCGTTCCTATTGAGGAAGTAATGAGGAAACGGTTGAGGAAGTGTTTGAGGAAGTGACAAAAATATTTTTGAGGAAGTTGATGAGGAAGTTGGGGAAAAGATGATGATGTGAATGATGAATGAGGAAGTGAAACAAAATATACTGATAAAGTATTTGAGGAAGTGAAATAAATTATTAACCATAAAAATTTGAGGAAAATGAATTTAGAATGTAAAATCAACTATTACGTGAACAATGTGGATGGTGAATCGGTAAAGACATCAAAGACCGTCCTTGTAATGGACCCTGCAAACTATACGGAAGCTGAAACGCTTGCGATGAAACATACTTCCGTGATAGAGAAAGAAGAAGATGTGTCAAGTGATACAGGTGAGTTCTGGGTGTTCCCGATACGTGAGATGAAAATAAACACATATCTTCCCAAATCCGAAAAGGGTGGGGGAGAAGCTGACGGGGCATGGTACCTGTGCACCTGTGAATATATGGAAGAGGTGAAGGGCAAAATGAAATCGCGGACACACAAGGTCCTGTGCTTCGCTTCCGATTCATCTCTTGCATCCGAAAAGGCGATTGAATCTGCCAAGGAGATTATCGGGGTAGGGAAGGAGTGCACCTGTAAGGCAATCAAGAAAACCGAAGTCAAGGAAATCATTGTGGCGGAGGCGTGGTTGAACCAAACGGGAGGCCAGGAATAGCAGAACCCCCTTCTCCTATCGAAAATTTGTGCAACACCCTCTCCTGTTCCGAGGGGGTGGTTGCACCAGTCGGACACCTCATGTGTCCGACTTTTTTACTATCAATCGTCTAGGACCAGGACCAGGACTAGGCCCTCTATCACAAACGCCCTATATATATAATAAGGTGTAATATACATGTACACAATATATACCGTATCAAAAACCGAAATTTTTGATAGTTCATAACTCACTCAATTTCAACGTTTTACCTATCATTAAACATTTATTAACAAAAATAATTTCCCGAAATAGTTGTTATTTCGGTTTTTATCCTTACCTTTGCAATGTGATTGAAAAAACGATTAACGAACAATTAAAAAATACTTATAATTATGGAAACAAAGAGAATATCACAGAAAGCCGTGGTAGTGATAGACGATTGTAAACAAAAAACCGAAACCAATTGCGAACAAGTTTACGACGTGGTTTTTAATGATGACACGGCAAGCAATTGCAAGCACATAAACGGTACTTACGAATATTGTATACAATGGATTGAAGCAAACAGGAACGACAGTACAACCTATTTTGGCGACTACAAGGGCGGTACCGTGTCAGTTGTAGAAGTGAATACAGGAAATTATGTTTACACTGAAAATATTTAGCATTATGAAAAAACAGAATGTAGAAAAAGAATTGTATCCTATCCTTGAAAACGAAAGTATTAAGATAGGAACGTTTAAAGCTAGTAGAAGTATCGATACATTGAATATTATTAAGGAAAATATCAAATTTTGGAAAAGCTATGACGGGCACAAGTTACCCGAAAAACAGGTTAAACAAGCGTATCATAACGGCACTAGGACACAAAACATAATCAAACTATACAGGGATACGCCCGAATTGATTAAGTTTGTAAGAAAGCACGCAAACGACTATAATACGTTAAAACGAAAGGACGTACCTAGCTGCATAAATATTTGTGGGCGGAAAGAACGTTATTTTTCCGTATATATTGAAAAATTTGGAGAAATAAGTTTTAAAGAAGTTTTGAATGTTTTTCCATTACTTCCAAAATCATATTTAAATAACATTTAAAAAATCATACAATAATGAAAGCAAAAAATATCAATGTAATATTAAGACGAGCGACTAAACGCTCCAATACATTAAACAGAATGAAAGATTACAATTTCCCAATAGAAGTTGAAACGCTTACCATATCAGAGAATGCCCCCGAAAGTATTAAGTTAACAGGTTATACCCCTATATCTAGGGGGTGGAAAGAATTAAGCAATAACGACTTAATGTTACTTAATGACAGTAAATTATACCCTAAATGTAAATTATATAATATTTGGGTGAAAACTGCCACATTAGGAGGAAGAAAACGTATTTGGACGCAAAAAATTAAACGTAAATAACTCACTCAATTTCAACGTTTTACCTATCATTAAACATTTATTAACAAAAATAATTTCCCGAAATAGTTGTTATTTCGGTTTTTATCCTTACCTTTGCAATGTGATTGAAAAAACGATTAACGAACAATCAAAAATAAATAACTATGATCGAAACATTAATATTATTAGGTTGCTTGTACCTATCCATACAGATAACCGACTATATCGAAAAACAGAAACAAAACAATAACAATTAAAAACGTAACATTATGGAAAGAAGAAACGACGTACCTAATTTACTTGCAATGTATATACGTAATACAAGCGAAATATACAATATAACATCACAGCTGCAAAACTGTATAATTAAAAAAATAAACAAGGGCATACAACCACAAGTGGAATACCTTGCCAATTGCAGCACAATGAAAGGCATAATCAGAGAGGCCGCCAAACTGTTATACAAGTACGACGGGATAACACCCACCAGACAGGAAAAACAGGAAGCGGCCCGGGAGCACGCAAAATATATCCTTGACAGCGTGCAATACTCCATTCAGAAACGCCAATAGAGGGCAAAATAAAGCCCTCTATTGAAAGATATCAATCAATACCGATATATTACCCATAAAAACAAAAACATTATGATACTAGTAACAGTAAAAAACAGCAAAACAAGTAGCCAATATATTTGTAAATCGGCTTCAAAAACAGTCAAGGATATAGCATATAAGCATATAAGCTACCATTTTATATGTATGCGCAGGGATCACCCGTTTTTTAAACAATTCTATCACGGTCCGAACGGAATACAAATAGGATCGGAAAAGTACAAGGAAATAGAAGCCCTAGAAAAATCTATCTGGAATACACCGATACACGAACTACTAGAGCTAACCATCACGGAAACACCCCTAGACGGTCGTACCAGGTACGCAAAACAGTTACCCGTATATAATGTTGGTGTATTGGCGGAACTCACCTATTAATCAATCAAAAAACAATATAATTATAATACGGCTTTTAATTGCCCCCAATAAAAGCCGTAACAATGATTTATAAAAACTATCTGAAAACAGGTACAAGGAATGGACAAACATAAATACCTTGTACCTGTTATTTTTGTGCAAAAATCACGTCTACAATACCATGTAGGACACATTTTGAATTAATTTACCGAAATAGCACTATTTCGGTTTTTAGCAAAAAATCTTACCAAAAATAAAAATAGGAATAAAAAGACATTCATACAATACCACCACACCATACCATACAAAAGACACATGTATATCACCATCACAGGGAAACCACACCTATATACACCCATACATACCACCCTAATACGGAACACAAGGGAATTCACCCGCATAATAGCGAAAACACAATATAATATACTGTATTACATTCAATCAGTAGAATAAATCACCAGGCAAACCGGAAATGGCAGAATAACGTTCCAACAACATTTAATAGGGATTATAATAATAGTAATAGTAGTAGATATACGGTTTTGAATGATTTGAGGGCTGTTTTTGATAGGTTTTTGCCTAGCGTGGAAGCCATTGGGAGTAACCAAAACATCTAATTACCCCCTTATCCTATTCCCACCTTTCCACGATCGCCAGGCAATTATTCCATGTTATTGCCGTTCCTGGTATGGTCTGCATATACGCGTAAAACCGCCTAATTGTGTATATAATCTAGTTGGTTACTGATATTCGATTTTTTGTACATTGTACATTGTACCTAATATACATATACATTCTTTCGTGCTGCAATACATTCGTATATGCAGCACACACGCGTGTACACACGCATCACAAAACAATGATTTGTCCTATATTATTACTATCAATGTTTCGATTTGCATATAAGGGCGGATGCAACGATTTTTTGGCTTAATCGTCTGAATATCAGTAACTTAATGAAAACACCCCTGTTTTTGACCATGTTATAATAATTTACTATATGATAATCGGGAAAGGCACACCCTACCACAGGACACCAAAAACCGCATTCCCGATAGGGTAATACACATAGGGTACGAGCCGTTTTAATGATGTTACAGGAATAATGTAGCAATGGATGGGTAACATAGGGAAAACGGGTGATCCTTGTGTGTAAGGGCTTAAAATAGGGTATATGCGGGTGTAATGCCTGGAGAAGCAAAACACTATGAAACGAGGAAGTCGGGGTGTCGTGCTTAGCAACAAACACCCTCTCTCCCTATATTCCCCGAAATACCTTTTTGGACCTTAAAATTTTTTCGGAAAAACAAAAACCGCATTTTACCCCCATGGGTGATGTCCTCTCTTCCTTCCTGCCGAAACCTTTTGGCTTACCATTCCTATTCCAAAATTTTTCCGGGAAATGAAACGGGCGATATACCCCACGGGTGTTGCATATATGGGATGGATGTCCTATATTTGCGGTAGTCATATTTTCTTTCAGTAGTTATTTTGGTACTATTATTTTTGATTTCCGTATCATAGGGTGGGTGTAATGCTCACCCTATTCTTTTTGCCACAATCATTGTTCCCATGATAGCGTGGACGTGTTTTTCATAAAAATAACCGAAATGGCATTATTTCGGTTATACATACAAAAACAATGCAGGATCATATCATCACGACATATCCTGCATCCAAATCTAAACTATAAAAAGAATCATTTATTATGGAGAATTATTACAAGTTGCCTGTTGCTGTTTGGAAATGGTAACGTACCGTCCGTTACGGACACCGTTACCTGGTTTTGCATAGGTTTTGGTAAAAACATTAATGGACAAAAAACATATCCTGTTGCCCCCTCCCTATTCCTATATCACTTTTCCTAATCATTCACCACTTTCTGTTTTTTTGCAATTTATTCCCTCCTGTCTATTATACAGGTATTGTTGTAGGGTGCATCGAATACGACATTATCATCCGTCATTTGATTCACCATCTGATCGTAGGGTGTGTTTCTTCCCATCTTCCATATCCGCACCCGTTTGTTATGGTTGGTGAATCCCATGACATATTTTGATTTACTGTTCGATACGAACTCTATCGGCTGTTCGTTGATATTGTCCGTCATGAATATGCGGAACCTGTCGTTTCTTATTATAACCGTTATCATTGTGTGTTTATTTTTCAGTTGGGTTTCTGGTTGTCGTTGTTGAATATCATGGGCATTTCGATATTGTTCTCCGTGGATTCTTCCTTCTCCCTGTCATTGGGTAGCGCGCCCATTTCCTGTCTTGCCATCTCCACGCACCTGTCGGATATCATGTCTATGACGGTATCGGTAAGGATGTGTAGGAGTTCGTTGAGTTTTGTGGGCCGCTTGCCGTTGCCAAGTCCTATCTGGTCCATCACTTCTGTCATTGCAAGTGCCATGGCACCCGTTATCTCATGTCTTGACACTTCCCCGTCCTCCGACACGTACAGGTTTTCATCCCCTATATAGACGAGTGATTCCTTGGTCAATACCAGCATGATGGATGCAGTGAATGCGTCTGCCATCGCGAACATCCTTTCTTTTCCTGTTTTCAGCTTTTTCATATCTTCTGTATTTTGGTTGCTTCTATTCTTATGATGTTATCTTCGAGTGCCATGTTTTCCGTTACGGTTACTGCCGAACCTGTCATGGACATGATTATCCTGATATCCACCTTCCTTACGGGTTCCTCTTGTCCCTGGTTGAACATGGATATCCTTCTTGAATAGGCTTCGTTCAGCCTGTCATGGGTGTTGCGGTTCATGAGGACACGGAACTTGAACTTCCTTCCATTTTCCCTTCCTATGCGTGCGACAAACTCGTTGACGTAATTGTCTATCCCGAACGGATCATCGTCCGTTATCCTGTAATAGGAGAACCACACCGTGTCCTGTACTATACGGGTGTTCACCTCCGTACATATCTTTCCGAACTCATTCATCTTGCAGGTTCCTCCCTATCTTTACGAACTGCCATGTGGCGTGTATGAATACGGCAAGGGCGATCATGAGTGTCCATGACGATCCTATTCCTCCCATTATGACGATGTTCACGAGTGAAAGGGAGAAGTACAATGCCCTTAGCATGTCCTTTACAGTCAATTTTTCCATCTCGAAAAATTCAAGCAGTTTCCTTGTTGTTTCCTTTATTGTTCTCATATAATCATTCGGTTTTTAAGGTTTTAAACGGGTGCCACCCATACGGTCCACACCCGTACACAATCCGTTTCCGTAAATATTGCGGTTCCTGATAATTATCACTTTTTATGTTTTTATGTTTATAAAATGATTCATTCGGAATCGGACCGCGCGTTCTCATTTCTCTATTCCTTTTCCATAGGCACCAAATAGTTTTAATAGTTTGTCCTTACTGTTATCGCTTGTAAGGGTTGCAGTTCCGCGTTTTTTCGCTTTCTGCTCCCATACTTTCACATATCCCGGTCTTATCCTTCTTCTGTTTCCCATATCGGTCATTCATTTTCGTAAAAACCGTTCCTTATGTCGTCCACCACTTTGAGGAATCCGTCCATCTCTTCCCGTGAGGGGATGGATATTTCCTCCAGATCACACAGGTAATACACTCCCGATACGTCCCTGACGGTCACCGTACCTGTCTTGTCACCCGTATCCCACTCCATGTACCGTGTGCTTCTAAGACCCTCTATCGTTCCGAAGCCCTGGTCAAACCTTACCGTCTGACCGATTCTCAATTCACGTATGTCAATCATGCCTTCTCAACTTTATGGGCGACACCTTCCAGATATACGGGCTTCCCGTCTATCTTGGCCGTAGCCGTAAAGAAATAGGAGTTGTTGCCCGTACTTGTGATGGATACCTTGTCACAATTCCCCTTCTCCACCATCCCCGCCATGTCGGGGTAATCTTCCGGGAACACTATCCATAACGGTTCCCCTATCCATTCACATATCCGTCTTTTCGTTTCTTCCGTTGTGGAAGCACCGTTCGATATCTGGCTCATCCTTGTTTCGGAAAGCTGCAACGCTTCCGCCATATCCTTCGCCTTCAATCCCCGGCATCTCAATAGCTGTTTTATCTTGTTCATTTTAAAATATTGTTTAAAGTTTTGGTGGCAAAGTTACAATTATCATTTGAATAGTCAAAATTCTCTTTTATGTTTTTATCAACATCAGGAATTTCTTCCGGCATGAACAGGATAGATATCAGTATGAACGATACCGCCAATATGAACAATGTGGCCAGAAAACGTTTCATTCCCTGTCCTCCTTTAACAGGGATAATATCTGTGATGCGTAACCGGCAATGGAATTGACGTCCTTTGTTCTTCCTATCTTGCGTTTCGCCCTTAGGACGCTCATCACGTCCGCATAACGTGTTCCGTCAATGGATAGCATGTATCCTTTATAACTGAACCTGTTTACTGCCCACACGTCAAATATGACACCGTGGAAACTGAATCTGTAATGGTGCTCCGTTGTAGGATACCTGCTCGCATCATTGTTGCCGTAATAGGTTTCATTGAGCACGGACAGCGTTTCAATTATGTTCCCGTCACCCTCTCCGATTTCAATCTCCATGTCAATGTCACCGGGAGTGCACTCGAATCCGTGATGATAGAGGGCAAGACTTCCTCCTACTATGAAATCGGATGATATCTTCTGCTTGAATTTCTCCAACGCTTCATCCATTTGCGCTATTGTTATTCTTGTTTCCATTATTATTTAAATTTTATTTCAACTTTCATGTTGCAAATTTAATTGGTTACTTTAATTATCCAAAAATAATTTCATGTTTTAACATTAAATTAACATACAGATAACATTTTATTTAAATAATGTGGGAGTAAAATTTAAATTGTCTACCTTTGCGATGATATAAATTCAGTATTCACCAAAAATTTAAACACATGAATAAGCAGATAACGGAAAGAAACAAAGTGACCGCAAATTTCAATCGGAATGGGGAACTTGACGAAATTACCGTAACGGATGAAAAAGGCACTCTTACCATTAAGGAAAAGAAAAACAGGCATGAATTAGAGAACAACGGCATTGACAAGTCCGTTGACGTGGGATATGGTATGAACGTGGATATAATGAAGTAGGATTATGGGAAGGATGGCTGACAAATTCCGTCTTGTGTACGGACAGAAGCTGGAAACCTCCTATTCCAACTTCAAGAATTTCACGATAGAATGTTTCCGGGTGTTCCCGTCAACCGATATAAACATGTTCAACCTTGATATACCACACAAGGATTTCAAGAAGAAGCCGGGAACATATTGCAGGCTTATGGGAGGAAGCAGGTACATCATGGACGATTCCCTGTTCCGTGAACACGGATATGAGCCGTTTTTGAAGGCTGCAAGGGGAAACATACTTATTGTGGGGCTAGGGTTAGGGATGGCACTTGAAAGTGTCCTAAAGGAGCCGGAAGTGGCTTCCGTGACCGTCCTGGAGGAAGAACGTAACCTTATCAAACTCATGGAACCCTATTTTGAGGATTCTGCCGTACCCTTAAGGATGATTAAGGGAAGCCTGTTCGGTGACTTTACGAAACTCATGCCGCAACAGGGGAGGTTCTTCGATACGGTATTGATAGACATATTCCCCAATATAGAGAACACCAATGAAAGACGCGCCATGATAGAAGTCGCAAGAAGCAGGCTATTACCCCTGATAAAGCCTGTAAGGTTCAACAAGACGGAAAGGGCGATATTCGTATGGGGAGAACCTTACATGAAATACTTTCCAAGGGGGAAGGGGCCGGATTACAGGATGTAGGAGAAAAAGAAATGGTAAGGGGGAAATTACCGAAAGCCCCTTACCATTCTCGATCAATCCAGATCCTCTAATAACTAATAAGTTTAACTAACTGAAAAATGGCTGACGTTCTGTTTCACAACACACCGAGTATCAAATGCCTTCAACTTCTTCAAAAAGAAGAGTGTTTAAAATGCTTATGTTACAAAACCCAAATTTTTAAGTGCAGGAGCAAATATAGGGATTAAATTTCAATCTCTGAAACTTCTCCCTATAAATTTTATCCATCCGAAAGGTTTTCTTTTCAAATGTGGAGCGATGTTGTTCCTGTCGGGTTCCCATGAACCGTCCGTAAACTCAAAATAACGTGCTTCACGCTCGAATGACAGCATACGGTATGCAGTATGCAGTATCTCCCTTGATCCTTTCTTACAGAGCAAATAAACAAGGTTTCCTATATAGTTCAGCCCGTATAGAATATAGGATAACACTACGGATATTACGCAACCGTATATCATGGTATCGAATCCCAGTCCGAGAATAAACATTATGAATGAAATCAGGAAGCCTGTGTACATACATTCCTGCCATTGCAGGGAATGACAATGCTCGTGTGCGAAGAACGATTGCTTGTAATGCTGTGCACTCTTTTTGCACAGCAACCAGAAGAACAGGAGTATCGCAGAGTGGAACGGAATAATGACCTTTGCGATTTTTGAATTGAATATGACTTTCATAATAGGATGTATTTTAATGAAATCTATCTGGTACAAATATAGGAAAATAATCGTGAAAATGTGCCCTACAATACCCCAGAACGTAGAATTGTAAAAGTTAGCATAATATAGGAGTAAATCCTATAAGCTGTAATTGTTCTATTTCATATAAATATTCAATAGGAACAATTATCCACTTTTAAAAAAGTGGAGTAAAACAAGAAGGGGATGGCACAACACTCATTTTCATTCGTTTTGAATGTGCCATCCCGTGCGACTTTGTTGTTTTGATGATAGTAGGAATAAATGATTGATTCCCTCCTATTGAAAAATAAATATTGTGAACTGATATTTTCGTGCGTGCGATAACTTGCTGTGTTATATTCCTATTTAAGTGGTGTTTTGCTAAAAAGTGTTTTAATTTTTGGCGTTATGGTAGGAATACGAAATAAACTTATTATCTTTGCAATAGATAAAACAAGTGATTGTTTTTATTGAATTTCTGTATTGTCTGTACGATATTAGAAATTGTTTACCATATTAGTAAAAATTGTTTCTACCAAAAGAGAGAAGGAGTTCTCTCTTTTTTTTGTTGTATATGGTTTTATTTGTATTTTTGTGATATGGAAAAACAATAAAAAATATGGCAAACAATTTGATAACATACATAAAAACAGAAGTTCACTACTTGCTAGTAAAGCAAGCGGAGAAAAACAAAGATCGAGTTTTATACATTTCGGGAGAACAACATATAGTTGATTATCTAAAGGAAAATCTTCATGTTTCCGACAGGACCGCAACCGAAGCGGTCAAACAACTTCTTGCAGACAATTACATCTACTTTAACAAGAACAACAAGGAAATTCTTCATGTCCTGGATTTCATGGAAGAGGATTTGATATACAGTCCACGTCCGCAATATATCCTTGACACCAATCTTCTTTCAGACAAAAGTCTTCATGTAACCCTGAAAGACTGGAATATATGGAGTTACTGCATGAATTTTGCAAAGCATAACAAGGCAGTGTTCATGTCCTATTCAAAAATAGCCAAATCAATAGGTGCTGCCAATATAACCAGTAATTCCGTAAAATATTCGCTTGACAAACTTTCCAGGATAATGGGTTATAAGATTGTTACAGAGCCTTCCAAGAAATGCGAAAAGGTTATGGATTATTGGTTTGACAAGAATGGGGATGTGAAAATGCACGGTTTTCTTTTGGAAAAGCGTATTCCTACCAAAGATGAGTTGAGAGAAAGAATAGATGAACTCCTGACACAGGACGGATTCAAGACAATTGCTGAATGTAAAAAAATTGATTTGAATAATCCTCTGTACAAAAACAGACAAAACAAACTTAAAAAGAGAAAGGTCCGTAGATTAAAATTCCTCTCCTATTCGGGATATGCCAAAGTAAAGCAGATGCAGGCAAAGGAAAAGAAAAACCGTAAGAAAATAAATTGGAGAACGACTTTGCGTCAATATGTACGTTTGGCATTTGAAAACGTTGAGGAACTGAAAAGACGGATGAATTTTCTTGGTGAACGTATTCCTGAAATGCTTCTTGCAAAGAAGAAAAGGTCAAAGTTTAAATTCAGAAAAACCGTTTTTGACGTGCAGGAAGATGCAAGAGAAGCCGGATGGAAGGATTACATGAAAGAAAACAGGATAAGATGGGGTGACGTGAAATGGGTTTTCGGTGCACCACCGCTTGAACGGGAATTGTATGGCTTTGAATATGATTCGGGCCTGTCTGTAAATGAGGATGGAAACATTATCTAGCTATGAGGACACGAAAATCAGTTAATGGCGCGTATGACATATTCGGGAATCCGACACTGATGGACCGACACCATGATATTCACTCCTACCTTATCCCCGATGAGGAAAGAAAGTGGTGGCGATGGTTTCATGTCAGAAACAGGGGTTATTCCATTTTCGTCCATTTATGGAAAAACAGCAAGGACGGCATTTGCAAGACTGTTTCCTATACGGAACTGCAACGGGAATTTTCTCTTGTAAGAAGCAGGGTTGCCATAGAAGTGAAAAAACTGGAACGTCTTGGGGTGATAGAGAAGCTGAAAACGGGTATAGCATACAACAGGTCCGTGTACAAGGTCCTGTCACCAAAGGAAGCACGGGAATTAGTTAGACAAGCGTATGTGCAATCACATGGATAAGAGGTGATTTTTATCTATCTTTGAACAAGATAGATAATTAAATATAAAATACATGCAGGATTTTGTAAAAAAACGGTTTAGGAAATATGTCTTTTCCTTCTATTACCCGGTTATCATGGGATTGCCGCTTAGCTTTATAGCGGATTTTTTTGAGGAATTTCTCTTTAATGATTGGGCCTATCTAAAGTTTCTTGTATCTCTGATTGTAATAGACACTATTCTTTCGTGGGTATATCATTTCATAAAAAGAGATCTGTCCTCTAAAGGGTTCTCCATGATAGGATTGAAACTATTGGTTTATTTTTCATTGCTTATCATGGCGAACATCGCATCATCATTTACTGTTCGTGGTTCGGTGGTTGAAGGGTTCGGATGGTTCTATACATTGGTATGCACATCTCTTATCATTCGGGAAGCGATGTCAATAGCGGAAAATGCGGCAAAGATAAATCCTAATCTTGTTCCGAAATGGATTCGGAAGTATTTGAGTGACTTCGATGAGAATGGATTTGCCAAAAGGCCATGTGAAAACAAAAAAACAATCTGAAAATCAATAATTTATGGAAACTAGCATTACAAGACAGGAGTTTAATGAACTCCTTAAATCCTCTGAAATAGAGGTTTTTGAAGCCGATAAGGTTCTTGGATGGCTGTCCGAAGTATTGAAATCGGCAGGCAACCTTACCCTATCTGAAATATCGGCAGCGAAAGTGGAGTACGATTCCCTTTCTCAATTGACGGTTGTAAATGATGATCTTACGAAATCGTTCTATTACACCCGTCCTACACAGGTTGAGGAACGTACATTTGTTGAAACTACCGTGGATGGAGTAAATAAATCCATGACAGTGAAGATGTACAAGGACACTCCTTTAAACCGTTTCCGTGGCATAGTGGGAATTGCCGTGAACGACAAACAGTCATTGGAAAAATCGGTTGCCGAAGCCGTAGGTGTCAAAAAGAGATATGCGGACGGACGTGTGTATCAAAAAACGGAAAGCGGGTGGAAGCCTGTTGCGGAGAACAAGAAGCGTCCTGAAAAGACCAAACTGAACACGGCTGGGCGTGATCAGAAGAAAACGTTGAAGGAACGTATCATATCTGCCGTAAAGCGCATGAGTGACGGACAGATAAAGGTGTTCCTGAAAAACAAGGATATTTCCGGATTAAGACGTTCTGAACTTGAAAAGGAAGCCCGGAAACGTGGGATAATGAATTGACAACCAAAAATTAAAACCTATATATGAAATCGCTGATATTTACAGACAACAACGGAATACGTGTCACCATTCCTACTGACGGATGGGGCACGCAATCCGTTTTCAACATTACAGAAAGCCCTAGTGGGGATGGTGCGGACATTCTTGTGAATGAAAAAGGGTTGTGGCCCAAAAAGGGTAGCTGTGTGAGCATGGAAGAGATGGAACTTCTTGCCAAGCTGATGGAGATGGAACTTCTTGAATCCTATTCGGAAGAGGATGAAAGAAATGTTTGTGCTGATGGAAAGAAAGAAAAGACAATAGTTTCACGTGGAACTTCTGTCCTTGATGTAAGTATAGAACCGAAAGAACTGCATTTGAAAGTCAAGGGAGAAATTCATCCCTTATTTATTACATGCAACCTTCTGTTTACTCCCGATGGCGGAAAATCGGAACTTATAAAGATACCGTATGCCACTTCATACAGTTGGTCAGGGAACTCTGTGAATGTGCATGAACAGTTTTTTAAGGTGAAGGATAGCGACAGGACGGTCATGTGTCTTATGGACAATGACCCGATAGGCAGACAGGCATTCTTCGGTATAAATGCAGTTCTGCCGGAACCCTATAACAAGTCTGCTACAATGACTGTTGTAATGCTTCCTGTGAATCCGTCACCTCTGTTTTGATTTGTCGCATGAAAAGCGTATTTTTGAAACAAAGATAGATTATTAAAACTTTGATATTATGAGATTATATAGATTTATTGACACAGATAAGAAGATTGACGTTACTGTTGTTACCGATGGTAGTTGTGATCAGGAACGTATTTTCATTACCGAGATACGTGGTATTGTAAGCCGTGGAAATGTTGATGCCACTGCGGATGAAATTGAAGGAAGCGACAATATGCAGGCATTGGGATTCAACTGGGTTGTCGGTCAACCTGTAATGCACCAGGAACTTGTTGCATTTGCGGAAAACAACGCTCTTATCCTTGAACTGAATCCGCAAGGACAGAATGAAATCGTATCTGCAAATGTGGAATGGAATGGGGATGATGAATGTGTTATCACCGTAAGAACACAGCTTCCTATCAAAAAAGAAGTTGAAATTTATTTCCCTAATACCGTAACACTGAATGAATCTGCCGGAAGATGGGGTGTTATCCGTGGTGATCGCAAAGGTCTTGTGACAAATATCCTTAGTCGTGTTCCTGTTGTTCTGACAATGGAAGATATGGGTCTTGTAGATAAAGAGGATTTGAATGTGGTTATTATGGCAGAGGGCGGCATTCAGAAGTTTGAGTTCACCGCTAAAGCAGATTAATTATGTTACGGCTGTTGTTTATAAATAGAGATGAAAGTCACCGTTTAACGGTCATTACTGATGGCATAGACAGCCAAATGAATGTTTTTGTGACTGAAAATGTCATAGGTGACAGGGAATATTATGAGGGTATGGGTGTTGTGATACGTGCCGGACTGACCTATAATATCGGAGTATTCAAACAATGGGCCACAAACCATGCACTGCAACTTATAGCTTATCCAGAAGAGTTGGGAGGAAAGGAACAGATTCTTGTTGATATAGTTGAAGAGATGCGTTATTTTCTTATTCCGCAAGATAAGACAATGGCGTTTCCCAAGGAAGGTGACAGCATAGAGGCTGTTGTTACTTCCTATAAGCAACTTTATGTAAACGGAAAGCCGACAGGTGTACAAACACCGTTGGAAGTTGACTTTGAAACACAACTTCCTTATGCAGTAAGTGAAGGTGGAACGGTGACAATTCCTGAAAATCCTACCAATTCCATAAGAAACGGGGTTTTGACCGTAACACAGCATGAGAGCAATAAGAAGATTACTATTGACCTTACGCAAGCTGCATCCACTGTAACCTATACTTACAATTTGGTGGTAGATCCAAAGACACTTTTATTTGTGAATACGGGAGAAACAAAGAAAGTGACCGTTACTTCAACCAAACAGACTGTGGTAAATGGAAAACCGTCAGGGGCTCCTACAAAGATAGGTACGGATATAGAACTTGCCGGAGCAGGATTCTCCCATGAAGCCATTTCCGATGGATTCAACATTAAGGTGACTGAAAATCCAGGTAATACGCAGAGAAAGGGAACTGCAACCATTACTATGGATGAAGGTGGCAAGAGTGTGACAGTGGACCTTACACAGGCAGCATCCGTCATTACATACGAATATTCTTTGCTTCCTACGCCCACAAGTATTGCTTTCGTTGCAAAGGGTGAATCCAAGTCATTTAATGTGGTTTCCGAAAAGCAGAAGAAGGTAAATGGTAAAAATTCAGGTTCTCCTGTTAATGTAGGTTACACGACTACTGTTTCAGGAGCAGGATTTACGAAAGGTAGTAATGATACAACAGTTGTTGCGGCTGAAAATACAACCGAATCACAGCGGACAGGAAAAGTTACCATTACTGCAAGTGAAGGTGGAAAGACTGCCGAAATAACTTTAACCCAGTCCGCAGCCACTGTAACTTATGAATATGAACTTACAGTTGACCCCACTTCACTTCAATTTGCCGCAGCCGGAGAAACCAAGGTGTTTGACGTTACTTCAAATAAGCAGAAGAAAGTGAACGGAAAGGATTCAGGTGCACCTATTGCTGTAACTTATACGACAGTTGTTTCCGGCACGGGATTTACTAAAGGCTCTACGGATTATTCGGTAGTTGCAGCCGCAAATACAGGCGCAGTCCGTACAGGTTCGGCGGTGGTAACGGCAACAGAGGGCGGAAAAGAAGCTACTGTGGCACTTAATCAACTTGCTGGAGCTTCGGCATAATATTTTTGCAGAAATGAGTAGAAAACGGAAAAATACATATAAAAATGGGAAGCCTGACTTGTTGAAGTCTTTGGCTTCCCTTGATTTCAATGAACTGGACAGATTAAGCAAGACTGTTCCCATGCTTTTGCAATCAAAATTACAATCTTCTATGATGTCTAGGGATGTGGAAGATGTGATGAAAGCAAATCTGTATCTTGGTTCAAAGACTTCGGATAATGGAAAACTTCAATCCGTTTTCTTTGATCCGCAGGTATGGAACGATAGTGGACGTGATTATCTTGCTCAAAGAGGTATTCTTCCATTCAGTACGTTACGTAGAATGGGTGGAATTTATCTTGTAAGGGCCATCGTAAACACACGTATAGAGCAGATACAGAACTTCCTGCACTTCTCCGATGACGAGCAGAAGGAAGGTTATACCATCAGAAAGAAAAGAGGTTTGTTTGATCCGGGAGATTTGTCTTTATCATCGAAAGACAAGAAGAAGGTAGAAAAAATCGTGGAGTTCCTAGAACGAGGTGGCAACACCGACAAATGGGATAACTATGATACCCTTCCCGACTTCATAAGAAAGATTTCGTTTGATTCGCTGACACTTGACCAGCTTGCGTTTGAAACCACAAGAAACAGGATGTGGGAACTTGACAGATTCAAGGCGGTGGACGCGTCACTTGTACGTTTCCTTGGTGCGGTTGACCCACGGAACAGGCAGGAGTTCGAGAAATATCGGTTTAAGGGATATTTGCCCCGCTACTGTATGGTGTGGGATAATCAGATTCTCAAAAATCCCGTCACAGGCGAATCAATCGTCTATTACCCGTGGGAACTCGGTTTCGGGGTGCGTAACAAGTCAACCGATGTCTACCGTAACGGATACGGGGTTTCGGAACTTGAAACACTCAATGAGATTGTGACATGGTTCTTATGGTCCTTACAATCCAATGGTAATTCATTCAAGAATGGCGTATTCCCCAAAGGTCTGTTGAATATCAAGGGTGAAAATGTTTCCCAAACCACTTTGAACGAGTTTAGGCAAATGTGGTATCAAATGATGGCAGGACCTCAAAACGCAGGAAGAATCCCTGTTTTGGCACAATCACAGGTTGAATGGATTGATCTTCAAAAGTGTTTGCATCCAGATAGTGAAGTTATTACCGAAGATGGTAAGAAAACATTAGATTCCATACTTGGGGAAAAAGAAAGTGTTGTAAGTAAAATTTGGGATGGAGAAGGTTTTGAAGAATGTAAAATATATAGGACACAAGAAAAGAGAATTTGTTCTTTGACTTTATCCAATAGAATGACATTGAAAACTTCTTCTGAACATAAATTTTTAGTTCTTAGAGATTCCAAGCCGACGTGGGTTGAAAGAAAGAATATTGTTTTGGGGGATTATGTTTTGGTAAACAAAAATGTAATTGAAAAGAAACGTACTCTTACTTTTAAGGGGAAAGAAGTGGAATGGGATTTATTTGAACTTCTTGGATGGATGATTGGTGATGGATGGATTTCAGTTAATGAAAAAGGGAAAAGAACCATTACATTATTTTATCACCCAATTAAAGAAGATCAGATAATAGAAGAGCATTTGGCAATATGTAAAAAATACGGTATCAATGCCTACTTAAAGGTTCGTCATTATTCTAAAGAATATATTGAATTAGAAAAAGAAAAAGCTGGCTTTAAAAGCATGATAGGTTATGAAAAACGTGTTCATATTTGCGATTACACATTCCATCAATGGTTGTTTAATGAATTGGGTATAACACCTTCTTGTGAAGGTAAAACAGTTCCTTCTATTCTCTTTTCTGCAAATTCAGAATGGAGAAGGGCCTTTTTGAGAGGGTGGTTTTCTGCTGACGGCTGTTGTTCTATGTCCCCCAATTATAAGTCAAGATATATAAGTTTGACTTGTTCTTATAACTTTTTAATGTCAGATGCAAAATTATTGCTTTTATCAGAAGGAATAAAGTGCACCGGATACAAAGCAAAAAGAAAAGTTGGTAAATTAGGCAATGTAACCCAAGACAATGTGCTTATTATAAAAGATAAGGAATTGTTTATGGAAAGAATTGGTTTTTTGCATGATTATAAAATTGATAATTATTATGCTCAACCAAAAGAAAGAAGTTATTATACAATGAAGGAATCTCCCAAGGATTTAGTTAAAAGTTTAGCTACATCTATTAGGTTGTATAATCGTTCTCTTCCAAAAGAACAACAGCTTTCCAAGAAACACATTCATGATGTGCAAAATATAGGAAAAGGTTATCAGATAGCTTCATTAGAAAAAGTAAAATATTATGCAAATATGGTAGGATATAAATTACCAGAATTTGTAAATAATTATTCTTTTTGTGAGGTTGTTGAATTAGAAGAATCTGACGAAACTGTACGTATGGTTGATGTTGAAATGTTTAATGATAAACATCAATTTGTTGCAAATGGAATGGTTGTTCATAATTGCAACAAGGATATGGAGTACAATTTATGGAACCAATTCCTTATTGTGCTGATATGTTCTGTCTATCGTATAGACCCCTCAGAACTAGGATTCCAGTTCAAGGAATCCGCACAGATGTTCGGACAGGACGGCCAACGACAGAGATTAAAGCATTCACGTGAGAAAGGCCTTAAACCCATGTTATCCTTCCTACAAGAAATCATAACAAGATATCTTGTATCGGAACTTGATGAATCATTCGAGTTTGCTTTTACAGGCGTTGATCTTGAAGATGAAGCATTGAAAGTGGAAATCGACAAGAAGAAACTTGAAGCAGGAATGATCTCATTGGAGGATGCTTTTGAAGCATATTCAGGCAGACCGTTCAATCCTGAAAAGGACACAATCCTCAATTCCGTATGGATGAATTATAAAATCAACAAGGATAACGCTGCCGCCATGGGAGGTCAGATGAACGGAGGTGAAGTGGAAGGTGTGGAGAATGAGGAAGAGCAACCATCATCCAATGTGGCAGCAGAGGAAGAAGATCCATTTGCAAAATACAAATCCATGTATGGTGACAATCCCATCATGGACAGGGCCACGGAAGTTATCAACAAGATGTTTGGAGGTGAATGATAATGCAAAAAGGACTTCAATTCATTAAAAAGATTGCTCCTGATGGGAAGATATTCTATAAATCCCGGACAAAGGAGCAACCTCCTTTCCCAAAGGTTCAGGATGTATATGAGAGTGAGGCCAACGACATCTATAAGGATGAAATTTCTAACATGATAAAGCAGATAACGGAAGAACTGATAGATTATGGCAGAAAACAGGATAGATAAGGATTTGAGGTTTTATCCACCTTTTTATGAACAGGACGGAGTAATCAAGAGGATATTCAGAATAATAGACTATCGTCTTGTTCGTCTTATCGTAAAAGTGTTGGGGAAACAGTTTATTTCGGAATCAGACAAGAAACTCCTTAAAGAGTTCAACTTTGATTTTGAAAAGGAGATGAAGCGAATCCCACCATATCAGCAGGCCATGATTTTCGGTAGACTTGCCGGAGTTCTTGAACCAAGACAGACTGCATCATTAGGATATGCTGACTTTTATAAATTCGTATCATCCGAACAGGTTTCCCAATTGACGCTTACAGATCAAATGCGGCTTGGTGTGGCGGCTACAAAAACATATACCTATCTCAAAGGTCTTGGAGATAAGATGAAAAAGGATGTGGCAGAAGCTATTCTTGGAGAGGTTGCATCCCAATATGACAATGCACAGGCAGAAGCTGAACGCAGGGTGATTCAGGAAGCTGTTATGAATGGTGCTGTATTCAATAAAAAACAGACTATAAAACAGATTGTAAGTGACATAGGTCATAGAACGCAGATATGGGAAAAGGACTGGCTTCGTATCATGGAAACAGAGATGCAGAATATCTTTGAGGAAGGAACTGCACTTAGTATTCTTGACTTGCATGGTGAGGATGCCCTTGTATATAAGACAGTGTTCAATGGTGCATGCTCATATTGCATACGTTTCTTTACTACAAATGGACTTGGTTCAAGGCCCAAAATTTTCAAACTGAAAGAATTGCTTGCCAATGGAACCAACGTAGGGAGAAGGCAGAGAGAATGGCTTCCTACTGTCCAGGCTACGCACCCTTTCTGTCGTTGCTCGCTCCAATACTACAACCCGATGTTTGATGAATGGGATGAAAAATTAAGGATGTTCGTCACTTCTCCTATGAAAGAAGAGGAAAGAAAGGTAAGACGAAAATCCAAAATTCATATCAAGGTTGGAACTAAGGAATTTGATGTTTAACAATTAAAACCTATAATCATGTTTTTGGATTCAGGACAAAGAATAAAGTGTGTTTACGAGAATGTTCTTGGGATTAAAAGCCCAAAAGTTCTTAATGAGTTACAGGAAAACAAACGAATTATGACAGGTGACAAGACATTTAGAACAGTGCAAGGTTCTCCTGTTACTTTGCTGTTTGACCGAAATTCCATGAAGTTTTGCGATGGAACCATCGTAAGCGTTACCCCTATCGAATATGAGGGGGATTTGCTTCGATTGGAATTTAAGAACTATGTCGGAAAGAAAACGTGTTTCCCCTTGATGCACCCTGATACTCTTATCATGTGCAAGGAAATACCCGACAATCCTAATGATGTGGTATGGATGCCGTTCATAACAAAGAAAGTGAGTGAAGTTCTTGAAGGGAATTATTGCTTGCCTGATATCGGGCCGGAAAATTCCATGTCATACGGTTCAAATATCATTTATTACAGACGGCACAATATGAATGTTACCCGTATTCCCGTAACATCTACTATATATGAAGTGGAATGTGAGCCGGGATTCTCCTATGTCATGGAAGATACTTTCTTGCGTGCATTGGATATGGAGAGTGCACGGATGTTGACAGGAAACAAGTCAGAATATAAAGGGGAGGAATGATTATGGGATTCAATTCGGGTTTTACAGCGATAAGGACAATAGAGGGTGACAAATACATCAAAGATATTGTTGTTGGTATGTCTGTCATGTCCTATAAGGAAAGCTATCATATAGCCAAGAAACTTGTTCAGGAATTGGCAACCAAATATGATGTTTCCTATAATATAAGATGTGATGATGATATTGTAGGTTATCGTTTTCAAGGAGTGCAGCTTGTTATGTCGGAAGATGGATGGAGATATGTCAAGGATTTGAAAAAGGGAGATAGTTTATTAACTTTGAAAGGGATAAAGAAGATAGTGGATATTGAAAAGATGGAAACTATCAATAAGATATGCTATTCTCTTGAAGTAAATCGGGCGCATAGTTATTTTGCTGACGGTATTTTAGTATGCGATGAGATTATTTAAAAATTTGATTATGAATATAAGAAGTTTACTTGGGTTAGAAACTGCTTCGGATAAACTTAGAAAATATAGAAGTGCTGTCCGTAAGTCTTATGAATACAAAGACAAGGGAAATGAACTTGCCAAGTCTTTCTCTGAAATGTCCGCATTGAAGTCCATGTTCATGGAGAAAGGTGAAATGGATGAAGATATGAAGGATGCAATGAACCGATATGATGATTTTATCAAGGAACAGGGGATAAAAGTATCCGATTTACGTGGCCTTGTTATAAAGAATGAGAGCGTGATGAAATCCATTTCATCCGACAAGGATCTTTCTATTGCAATCAAGGAGATTGACAAGGCGGAAAAAATGAGATACCTATATCAAAAGAAACAGATAACAAAATCTGTGTACTTTGATTTTCTGAAAAGCAAGGGTGCCGTGAAATATGCGGATGTTATTGTTCAGAAGTTCACTCCCGATGGGATAAAAATACTTATCCTTAACCGTTGTACCGATATGGGAGAGGCAACGGATGATTGGTGTATTCCCGGAGGTCATGTAGATGAAGGAGAAGAATTTAAAGTAGCTGCACGTAGAGAATTGTGGGAGGAAACGGGAATAGAGGTGGCCGCAGACCGTTTACGTGAGGTAGCCACCTATAAAAACAACGATGCGGACATTCACTATTATATGGTCACCCTTGACGAAAAGGAAGGTGCAAGCATCCTACTTGACAGCGAAGAGGAAGTTGGTTCTGCATGGATAAAACTGGATAAAATTGATAATTATAACTTTATTTTTGATATGAAAGAGAATCTGAAAAGAATTATGGGTCTTGACGATTCATGCGGTATGACAAGGATACTGAAAGCATATTCGGAAGGATATATCAGCAAATCAGTATTTGACACCTATTGTAAGGAGCATCCTGATGAAGTTTTGAAAGCGCAGAACAAAACTTATTTTTCTCATTCAGAAAGAAAGGATCTTGCAAAGAAAGGTGAAGCGATGCCGAACGGCAAATATCCTATCAGAAACGAACAGGATTTACATGATGCCATACGTCTTGTAGGAGCATCCGACATGCCCAAATCAGAAGTAAAGGCATGGATAAGAAAACGTGCAAAGGAACTTGGTCTTACAGACAAGTTACCTGAATCATGGGGAGAGAAGAAAGAAGGAAAGGTTGAGAAGTCGGAAAACGAAACAGGTGTTGAAGAAAAAGCCATGACTACTGCCGATGCTGGGGAAATCGCTCCTGAAAGTCTTAAAGAAGAAGTTGTTGGTCCACAGGGGTCAGGTGTTGAAAACGGTGACGATAAGGTGGAGAAGGCTATTTCATTCAAGAAAAGACAGTATTCGGAGAAATATGTGGAGGTTGATGAAAAGCCGATAGAAGATGTATATGGACAAGGTTCTTTTAGTTATTCGGGGGTAAATTCCGAAAGTGCGGAAAAGTTCTTTGACATGTTGGGCATGATACAGAAAGTGTCCGGGAGATGCGCTGATTTTTCAGTCAAGGTAATCACTCCTGATAATGGTGAACAGGAATGGAAGTTTAACCATAACTGTATTTATGTAAATGGTTTGAGAAGGAACGAAGAAATAAATAAGTCCGTTGAAAACGATGTCAAAAAGGAAAATGATGATATAGAGAAATCTGAAAAGACAAAGAAAGCCGATTTTCTCTCCTATATCAATTTCTTACAGGGTATGATTACCCGTAAGGACAATCTTCATTGGACAGAAGAAGATAATTCTAAACATGTGTATCTTGATGAAGTGGGTGACTTGATGAATGACTTTAAGGATACTCTTGCCGAATCAGGACAGGCATTGTTCGGGCGATTTGATGCCAATACGGTTGAATCGGAAGAAATCGAAGAATCTGATCCGTTGAAGTTCATCAAACTGTTGTTTGAGAGAACAACCAAATTCCGTAAATCGTTGGACGGGGATGAAGATTACTTTGGTGAACTGTCGTTGATTGATGATTTTCTTGTCAAGACAAAACAGTCTATATACCGATTACAATTACATTAAAACAACGGGTGTCATGGCGCGTAAATGTGCTCCATGACACTTTTTGATTGAAGTTTTTGTTTAACCAAAGAAAAATATTCATCTTTGTGTTAGTAAGTTAAGATTAAATATAATAAGACGTGTTTGACGATAACAGATTAAATTTCACACTGGAAGCCATCATTCATAAATCAAAATTCAATCCGTTGGATTATGAAAGAGGTGATGATCGCAGATATCAGAATATGATATTTGAAGGTCTTGCTTCTGACAATTCAGAGGACTTTGAAGGTGATTCTATGGAGCCGAACGGCTTTGTTCTTGACGTGTTCAAGAAGCGTGGATTGATTAATTTAGATCATCTTCCTACACGTTCCCCAATAAACAAAAGTCGCTTCTTTATAGGAGTTCCGTTGGAAGCAAAGGTTGAGAAAAATAAGTTCTATTTGAAATGTAAGTTGTGGAGCAAATCTTCCGAAGCAAGAGCATTCTACGATACAGCACTTGAAATGGAACAGTCTGAACCAAAGCGTACCCCAGGATTCTCCATTGAAGGAAAGGCGTTGGAAAGAGATAAGGATAATCCTAAACACATAACAAAAACACTGATTACCAATGTGGCCCTTACAATGAATCCAGTAAATGGTAATACGTATGCCGATATTGTTAAGGGTATGCAGAAACAGGATTTTTATATTCCTAATGGTGACTTTGTTTATGAGGATAATCTGCCTTTATTGAAAGTGGATTGCGGTAAAAATGTTATTATTGTAAACAAGAGCCTTGAATTGTCCATTGTCAATAAGAAGGAGTTCTCCAAGGATGATTTTGACAGACTTGTTTGTGCGGTCAAAAATGGGGAGGTAAATAAATCCGTTCTTATGGATTACATGAAGATGGTAAGCGGAAAAACAGAATAATTTAGTTTGTATATATAAACATAATCGAAGTATGATAAACTTAGAAGAATACAAAGACAACGAAGTGTTCAAGTCACTTCAAGCTGTTTTCAGTGATGAATATATCGCTGAACAAATCGAAGCCGGAAATATCCGTATCGAAAAATCTGCAAAAGCCGGGGATAACGAATCGGAAACTAAGCAGGAAGAAAAGATCGACAAGGAGGAAAAGGCTGCTGTTGATGCTGAAAAGAAAGTGAAGGAAGATGAAAAGGACTACAAGGAAGATAAGGATTCAGAAGGCAAGGTTGAAAAAGGACTTGACGCTGATGTTCTCAAATCTTTCAGAGAAAGCCTTTCTGCTTCTATCGTTGCAGGCATGAAAGAAGGTTTTGCTGAACTGAACAAGTCAATCAATGAAAGATTTGATGCAATGGCAAAAAACACCGCTCCGGGGTTTAAGGGTGATATGGGTTTGTCTGCTATCGAAAAATCCATTGACACTGAAATGAATGAAAAAAACGGTAAGTTGGAAGTAAGTGTTACAGGACAGCGTGAGTTCTGCAAGAGTCTGTTGCAAAATCTTTACGAAAAGGCTGATGAAAACATTCAGAAGTCAATCGAAGATGATTACAAAACATACATGCTTGATTCCTATGCAAACACAGTAGGAAAGAACTTGTACAACTACGCTAAATCAAAAGGTTTTGTTTTGTGCAAATAATGGCGCAAGCTAACAGTTAGATACAAAATACAAATACATTGAATATGGAAGATTTATACAATTATAGTGGTTCATTTGACGGTTTCCAAGTAGGAAACGAAAACTCTGCCGAAATCTTGAAGGCTATGGAAGCCGGATTGAAAACAGGTATGCAGTACAACAACGAAGTTAACACAGGTGGTGGTCTGAAAGTTGAATCTTTGGATGCAGTCCTGAAAGTGTTGACTAACCGTTTGGATCAGTTGGTTTATCTGAACGAAATGCCGAAAGACAAAATCGACAACACCGTTCACGAATACAACCAATTGTCAAAATATGGTGAGGAAGTAGGTATCTTCAATGCAGAAGGTGAAACCCCCGAAGAAACCGATTCTCAATACATCAGACGTTCAATCGTTGCTAAGTTCATGGGTGTTACAGGTCAGGTTACTCATCCTGCAATGCTTGTTAAATTGGCTGGTGGCGTAAAGATGTACGCTCGTGAAGTTGAAAACAAGACTTTGTTGTTGCAAACAATGCTTGACCGCAGATTGGTTGATGCCGATTCTTCTTGTGTTCCCGAACAGTTTGACGGCATCTTCCGCCAACACATGATCGGTGTTGTAACAAAAGAAGGTGGTACAATTGAAGGTATGACTTCTGAAAACGTTTTGGATGCTTATTTCAATGACCCTGCTGTTGTTGATGCTGACGGTTCGGTATTGAATGACAAATTGGTTGAGGATGCAGCCAATGTAATCGTTAACGTATATAACGGTGAATTTGACCGTATCATCTCTAATCCGATCGTGTTCAACGACTATGTTAAACAGTTCCACGAATCAAAACGTGTTCTTGTTGGTTATCCTAACTCTGTTGTGGGTGCTACAATGGGTCAGAGCGTAAACGACATTGTTACACAGTTCGGTCGTGTGAATATTAAAAATGACCGTTTCTTCGATGAACGTAAGCCGAAACGTTTGGGCGATCGTGCTACTTCTGCAAAAGCCCCTGTTGCTCCTACTAAGACTACTAACGCTACTGCACAGAATAATGATACGAAAACTCGTTTCACCAACCATGCAGGTAACTACCGTTACATCGTTACAGCTAAGAACCGTTACGGTGAATCTGCTCCTGTTGCTATGTCTGATGCAGCTATCGCAGTTACAGCACAGCAATCAGTTGATTTGCAGTTCGCAGCCGGAGTAGGCGGTGCATACGCAGCTACTTGTTTCGTTGTATATCGTACCGAAAAGAACGCTGTTATTGATGCCAACACCAAATACTTCCCGATTTTTGAGGTTTCAGTATCTCAATTGGCTGCCGGATATGACGGTGCTGCCGCAACCAAGGTTCGTGACCGTAACCGTATCATTGCCGGAACCAAGTCAGCATTGATTTACTACAACAACTCTGAAATCAACCAATACTTGCAGTTCGCAGATACTATGAAGATGGATTTCGCTATCACATCTCCATCTCGTAGATTTGCTATCTTGAACTACGGTACTCCTGTATTATACCAACCTGCCAAAGTTGTTCGTATCGTTAATATCGGTAAAGAAGGTTTGGCATAAGTTCAACGATTATAGGTTTTTAATTCAATAAAAGGGAGGGAGGTTACAAACTCCTTCCCTTTTTAATTTAAATAAATGATTATGGAAGAAAAAGTAAGAATTGAATCAAAGGTTTACTCTAATCAGAAATTCATGTTTGGTAATGAACTTGTGAAGTTTACAGGTCGCAAGGCGGAAGTGTCAAAGGAAACGTGGGAAGCAATGCAAGCATCGAAATACCCAGGCGTGTTCCTTGAAGGGAAGATGCCTGCTGCCAATACCAAACTTGAAATCGAACTGACTGACGATATCAAGAGATACAAACAGGAGATGGAAGCGGAAGTAAGCCGTTTGAAAAACATTATCGAAGCACAGAGCATTGAAATCGGCAAGGCAAAGAAAGAAGCCCTGGATTGGAGAAATTTGTGTGCTGAACTTCAAAAAGGAGCAAAAATGCCTGAAATCAAGGATGAAAAATCAGACAACGGAAAGGCGGATGAAAACTCTACTCCAACAGGAGGTGAAATCAGTGTGGAAGATGAATTAAGAAAGGAATTGAAGGCAATGAAAGTTGATGAATTGAAAACTGTCGCTCTTGAAACGGAAGGTATCGGACCGTCCGATATTGAGGGTAAGAAGAAGGATGAAATCATTGACTTGCTTGTAACAAAAACAACGAAATAAAATGGGAAAACTTGTGCTGTCTATTAATTACGGAAAGAATACGGGAATTGTGTATTCGGTTTCTGAACTATACGACTTGTTCCTATATGGAGTAAGCATGAAGAAAGCTGATGGTAGTACATTATCAGATGAAGCTGTCTTTGCTTTTATACGGGCAGCACAGACGGAAATGGAGAATTATTTCAATCTGAAAATAGCCAAGCAATTGATAACAGAATCGGAGGTGTTTTATGCGCTTGATTATTGGCAGTCATTTCCGATAATTCCGTTAAGCTACCCCAATACGGTAGGATTATCCCTAATAGGATTACTCAACAAGATTGAGCAGATAATCTACCCGAAAACATGGCTTTCGTATGCAAAGAAAAGTGATGGTCCAGGGGCAAGACGGTTGAGTGTCGTTCCTACGGGAGCATCCACCACACAGGCAAATGCAGATGTGATATTAACGGGAATAACATCACAGATAGGTATGCAGCGTTTTGACATGATACCCGATTATTGGGATGTACAGTACATTACGGGATTCGATCTCAAACATTTACCTTATGACCTTATGCAGATTATAGGTAAGCTGGCGGCAATACAATTCCTTGCAATCGCAGGTGACAACGTATTCCCTATTGCCGGACTTGCAGGAATGAGTTTGAGTGTGGACGGACTTTCACAATCCATACAATCCACAGCGTCAGCTACTTACAGTGCATATTCGGCACGAATAAAACAATATGGTGATGAAATCACATCATCATTGAAGAGATTGAAAATGGTATATGATTCCATTAAATTCATGCCTATTTAAAGATGAATAATTCAAAATCCATATTACAAAAACCGAATCCCAATACCGGATGGGCGAATCCTGAATTTATCAAACCAGCTTTCGATCAGGCGGTATGGGATAACGGTTATGAGGTATCTCTCGAACGTGCGGTACGCTGTCCGTGCTGCAAGGGAGGGAATGCACTCATTGATTGTCAGAACTGTTTCGGAACAGGCTATTTCTACGTGAACGCCATTTCCACCCGTGCGCTTATTACGGGAATAAACGTTACCAACCGATACATGAGATGGTCAGAGGAACTTTTGGGCACGATAGCCATTACCGTGATAGCTTCTGACAAAAACAACCTGTCATGGTATGACCGCATTACTATACACAATGAATGGTCTTATTACAGTGAGGTTCTTACAGTGCGTGAAATAGGCTCACAGAGGTTCGTATTCACGACTTATCATCCTGTCGATATATTGGGTATATATCAGTACGTAAGTTCCGTAGAACCGCTTAAAATGGTTTCTTCTGACAATTTCATAGTCAGTGACAAGAACGGGTATTGCGTATTGCTTGGTGATAACGTGGACATACAGGCAGGAGAAACATTGAGTATCTATTACAAGCACGAGCCGGAGTTTCATGTAATAGACATCCCGCATGAGATACGGTCTGATTGGGAAACGGCACAGGGAGGGAAAGACAAGATATATCTTCCTATTCAGGCAATAGGCAGACGCTCCCACCTGATAGCCATAGAAAAGCCTAATTTTGACGGTACAGGAGTACAGACAAATGAGAATATGAAATACGGAGGATAGAGAAATGACAAACATCCCGATAGACATTGACTTTACAGACCTTGTAAGTGAGTTCTCGCTTTCCGATACGGAAATTTCGAGAATAGAATCATCTATCATAGATACTGTAAGTAGTCTGTATTGGGAAAGATGGACTTCTCTAGTGAATCAAGGACTTCATGGAACACGGCCCGAATACAAGAAGGCCATGGTCCAGGACAGGGTTGCCCCCAATGAAATAGTTTTTGGACTGTATGCCGATTTTCCTCTAATGATAGAGGATGGAGCATCTCCGTTTGACATGAAGCCCGGATTCAGAAATTCTCCGAAAGTAAAGAGTAAGAAGATTGGTTCAGGATGGTACATCGATATCCCTTTCCGACATGCAACCTCACAAGCGGTTGCAGAATCGGGGGGATTCGATTCTATAATGCCATCATCCATCTATTCTAGGATAAAGAAAGAAGGCGGGCCGCTAACAAGAAATCAATTGGGGAAATATAACGTACTTGGTTCACGCAAGGAAATAAATACCCCTCAATTGAAAGTGCCCGAATATATTCATAAATCTCCCAAATATGAAGGTCTTGTCAGAGTGAAGGCTTCTTCTACTGTAACGGAAAATAGAAGTAAATATATGACATTCAGAAGGGTAAGTGATGCTTCCAGTTACGCATCATGGTTTCATTCTGGAATTGTTGCAAGAAAATTCATGGATAAGGCACTTGATATGGTGGATGTACCCTCTGTGGTTGACAAGGTTGTGGATGTTGTTTTGGACAGAATTTTAAACGGTGAATAGTTATGCTTCCTATTGTACACATAAAGAAAATGGTGGAAGCCTTGCTTGGTGTAATACGCAAGGATTCGCAACAGGACGATCAGACAAATACGTTCCTGTATAAGATATTCAATGATTCAACGGACGGTACATTCAACTTTTATGAACAGGCAAAGTCACTGTTTCTAAGAGGTGATGAAAGTCCGAGAAATGTAAAGGTAGGATATGAACTTCCCAAAGACAAGACAGGATTACCCTGTTATGTTGTAAGGGAACCCCATAAAATAAAAGGTCCGGGAAACGCAATAGGGAAGATTGTTGCCTTTTCTCCTGACGGACAGAACATAGAATACAGGGATCATCGTAGATATAACATGGAAATACTTTGTGTATCAGATAATTACCTTGAATCTGTTACAATGGGGGAAGCCCTTTACGCAGCCTTCCTAGCTTCCTACGACACATTGGCAACAATGTATGATACGATTGAGTTTTCACAGGATGAAGTGATGGTGAATACTGATTTGGTACCGTTTCCTGTGTTCATGAAAACTGTTTCTGTTGATTTGTCGGCAATGGAATTGGTGACGTCATTCTCGAATGTGGGCCTGTTAAGTGACGTGATATTCTTGGATGCAGGACAGGCCGCAGCAGATATGGAGTATGGAACGGAATAATTTCCTATCTTTATAATCAGAAAGATAAAATAATAATTATAAATATTATGGCAGTTATTTTACCAGGAACTTATGTAAGAATAGCCGGAGCGATAGGAAGCGAAGGGCCGTTCAGAGGTGCAGGGGGCGGAAGTTCTTATGGACCCGGTTCCTCTCCTAATCCGGGAATATGGAATAAGAAATACGGCACTATGAGATGTATCCTGGCAACAAAAGACGGTTACATGGTGCAGACTAACGAGAAAGCATTTGTGGTCACGAAACCAAAGAAACTTCTTGTTCCTGTTGTATTAAAGACACAGGGAAATGGTTTTGTGGAAACAAGCGATGGTTTTATGGTTGCCGTAAGACAGAAGTAAGAATATATCTGATCTAAAAATTAGAAATTATGTCAACAACAAAGAAAACAAAAGCAATGACGCAGGCAGAAGAAAAGGTGCAGCCTGTTGCAGATCCGGCAGTAGATCCATTATTGGTGGCAGAACTGCCTTATACCAATCAGGAACTGATTGACCGTTTGCAAAAAGGCACATACATGGATGTGGAAGCTGCCGGATATGGTGGTACACAACAGGAGTTCAACGAAGGTATTGCAAAACTTCTCACCCCTACTCCTGCAAACAAGATAACGGGATTCACATTGAAGGCTGTTACAAATAAGGCAAGCTATGAAGCCAATATGCCTGCCGAATATGTAGCACAATATCCTTGGAAAGATGAGGAAGCTGCCGGATATGGTTTGCCTTGGGTTATTGCTACATTTGAATCAACCGTAGCTTTGGATGAACAAAAGAAAAACCGTGTTCCTATTCAGGTATCATTTTCTCCCGAAGTTACATTGAATGAAGCTGAAATGAGCAAAGTGGGAGTTGTTCTTCCTGGAAGGAAATCACTTATCATGAAACGCGGTAACGGTGACTGGACTTCCGTTTCATTGCATAATGACCTTGGACTTGTAGAAAACTTCACGGGAGAGGTTTCAATGTATGTAATGGATTCTGACTTCAATCTGATTGTAGAGAAGATTGAAGTTCCTGCCGTTTCATTGAAATAATTTTGAAAGAAAACATTAAACGCTTAACTTTATGGCAGATAAAGTCTAAAGTTGGGCGTTTATTGAAAAAGTTAGAATACAAACAAATTATACAACTATGGCTAGTATTTACTGGAACAATAGAAAAATCACACTCCCTGGAGCATATTCACGCATCATAAGCGGTGAATCACAGCCCCCACGGGTATCAGATTTTGGAACCGTGCTGATCATCGACACAGGTGTTTTCGGAGCAGGATTTGGCGGTGGTAGTGGTATTGACGGGCAGAATTTTCAAGGTCAAGAATCCATCTATTCATTCTCTACAATATCAGAATTTCGTGATTTTGTAAAAGGTGGGGCATGGTGGAGAATGGCGGAAAAACTGTTTTCTCCCGATCCGTCAAATTCACAGGCAAACGGTGTTTCACAGTTGATGTATGTGCGTGCCGCAAAAACTACATCAGCAACTATCACATTGACAACTACGGCAGGCGGAACATTCGCAGTCGACACACTGGACGAAGGTCTGTATCCTAACGGAAAGATGCAGGATGGCAACCTTATCACAGGTTACGGGGCGAATTGTATTCCGGGCGTGGAAGATCCTACAAAATACATCGTACAGTTCTGGAGAGGAACATATACGGGTAATGCGGAAGATGGTTATCCATGGGGTGACACAGTAGCATCAGCCGCAAATCCCACACTTGTATTGCAGTCACCAGAAGTATCCACAATCAACGAACTGATTGACTGGGCACAGAACGGAAGCGACTTCGGGGAAGTGTTCACATTGAACTCCGCTTCAAAACCGCAGGGTGATGGAACAATCCAGAAAGAGGATGTTGAAAAATGGAATGCTTCAACCTACATCCTTGCAGCAGGCGGTACCGAAACATTCAATGCAGATTATTTCAATGACGTATTGGAACAAATCAAGCCGTTGGATTACAGTTTCTGTATTATTGACCAGTTTGGCACCAACGCAAATAGTTCGCTGGTTAAATCCTATATGGCGCACAACTCAACAGAAGCAAAATTCACTCACTTCCTGTTTGTAGGTGGATATGATTCCAAGGCAGACTTTGATAAGTCATGCAAGTTGGCACAAGGATTCAATAGCGATACTGTATGTCTTGTACATGGCGCGGCAGGAATGCAGTCGGCATTCGGCAACCGATTGCGCTGGTACGGTGTAATGTACAACTTATGTGCAATCGTAGGACGTACAGCAGGAAAGGCACCTTATATCCCTGTAACAAACAAGTCAATCGGTATTGACAAGTTAATGCACTCACCCAGTGATGCAGAAGCTGAAAAGGCTATCAAGTATGGTGTATTGGTTACACGCTGGAATACATACGTAAACAAATACGTTGTATTGCAGGGCATCAATACTTTGCAGGACAACGATGTATTGTTCAACACAAGCGGACAATCCTACTCCATTCAGTTCATGCGTATTGTGGCACAGATTAACAAGGAATTGGTTATCAATTCGGAACTTGACCTGTTGGCCAATGAAAACGGTGTCAATGCAAACACATTGTCGGAAGGAGCAATCAAGAACTGGACTATCGCCTATTTACAGGCACGTGTGGCAACAACACAGCAGGATAATCTGATTCTTGGATTCCAAGATGTTGCGGCAACACGTCAGGGGGAAGCATGGTTTGTGACCTACAAGATTCGTGTAAACAACGAAATTAACAAGTTATTCTTCACAGGATACTTGATCTCGTAACTCTAAAAAGATGTAATTATGCCAAAAGCAACAGTAGGGCAGGTATTTACTGCACCACAAGCATATATCAGAATTGACAATCAGATTGCAGGTTTCGTTCGTAACCTGCAATGGCAGGAAAATGTTCAGCGTGCAAACGTACAGGGATTGGGAAGTCTTATCTTACAGGAAGTTCCTCCTGTTGGCTATCAATGTACATTTACCGTTGATCAGTATTTCATTGACCTGAACACTCCCGTAATGGAAGGTATGCTTCACAGACTTGGTTCTGTGCAGGCTATCATTGACACCCTTACATTGGGAGAACTCGGTTTTGCTCTTGAAGTGTACAAGAAGAAAATCGCTCAACAGGATGCAACAACCAAGATGGTTACACAGGTTAACGAAACGGGTAAGACAATCGTAATGTTGAATCCGTGTTTTGTAAATAACCAATCGTTTTCATTGGCAGAGGGGGCTTTAGCGGGCTACAATGTTACCGGAATCTACCTTAACCCAATTTCAACGATAAATAACTCAAATGAGTAATTTAAATCATTGATAATCAAGGACTTACAATTTCTGTAAGTCCTTATTTTTTTATCATAAAATATTGTGGTTATTGGTTAAAAACAGTTAATGTAATAACAATATTTGGATAAGTGATTGTTCATACTTACCTAAAATTTTCCAGTACAACAACTATCCTGTAACATTTAATACAGGGAAATCTACAATGATTAATGCCACAGAAATGGCGAAACCATTTGGTAAACGACCCGTTGAATGGCTTTCCAACAAGCAAACGAAGGAGTTAATAAATTCATTATCAGTCAAAGTGGGAATTTCCACTTTGGAATTGGTAGTAACTCAAAAGGGTATCAGTCACCCAGGAACATGGTTGCATGAAGATCTTGCAATGGTATTTGCGCAATGGCTATCTCCTGACTTTTATTTGTGGTGTAATGACAGAATCAAAGAACTTCTATTAAATGGAAAGGTTGAAATAAACCAATCTCCTTCCTATATGATAGAAGATCCGATCGCCCGTGCCGAAGCATGGATTCAGGAACAGAAAAAGATGCAGGAAGAAAAGAAGTTGTTGCAACTTGAATCTGATATGTGGAAGAAAGATTCCAAGGAGATAACGGAAGAACTTGTGTCACATATTCCTAATCTCGAATTTGTAGAACGTGTTGCTACCTGTCAGACAAAGGGAGCGTACAAGATGAAGTTCATTGCCGGAATGCTGAATATCCGTTTCCGTTCCAATAATTCCCTATTGGGAAGGAACAGACTATATGAACTGTTACAGGATGAAGAAATTCTTGATTCTGACCTGATGCCATACCAGGAATATATAAACTATGGGTGGTTCGTGTTGAAAATGTATTCCGACAATGGTTCACGAGAGTATGAACATTACAAGGACAAACCTATCGTATATGTAACCGACAAGGGATTGTATCGCATTCTGATGCGTATCCTAAGGAACCATTCCGAGAAGTATGTAACCGATGTAAATCCTGATAACTTCAAGACATTCTAGGGTACAATCGAATGGCAGTTGCGAAACCGACTGCCATTTCGTATATTTGTCCTATATTAATAACCTTATAATAATTGAACAAAATGGAAGAAACCAAGATTGTAAAAATCAAAGGAAAGGAATATACGGTAAAATTTCCTAATGTAGGAGAGTTCTATCGTATTGAAACCAACAAACAGGCATTAGGACGTGGTTACTACAACACCATGCTGTCAAACCGTACCAAGATGGCCCAAATGGCACTTGATGTGATTGATATTGAAGCTACGCTGACGGTAATCTGTCCGAAACTTATAGACGATATCAAGGTTCCCATAAGTGAACTTGGGTTTGCTGATTTCAAGGAATTGCGTGACATATACATGAAAGAGATATTCCCGTTCATTAAGGAGGGATTTGATCTGTTGTCAGACACAGAAAACTGATTCCTATGGCGAATACCAAGGATGAATTGAAAGATTTTATCATCCGTTGGAACACTCGCTTTCCTTATGACAGATATGTCCGCAAGAAACATAACATAGCCTTTCTTTCGGAGGAACATAAGAGCATGTCCTTTTTCGCTTCCATGATGGAATATGAAGAGGATATGCTCTTTTCGGAATTAAGGAAAGGTGACAATGAGGACAAGAAAGTGGAATACATTCCTAATACGGGTGATTGGTTGATGTCTGACTTTGAAGCGACAGGAGGTGAGATTCAGGAAATAACCAAGAATGATATGGCGATGTTCCGTGAAGAGATATACAGGATAATGAAAGAGGAAGAGGAAGCCGCCAAAGAACAAGGAAGTAAGGAAGAAAACATAGAGAATTAACGCTATGGCAATTGAAAAGGAAATAAGAATAAAGGCAGATGGTTCCGGGCTACGGCAGTTAAGGGAGGAAGGTCTTGCCATGTACAGGGATCTGATAGGAGGTTCACAGCAGCTTTCGGAACAGCAGGAAAAGGCTCTTGAAAAATTGCGTGAACAATTGCAGGTCATTAATCAGAAGTCAAGTCTTGACAAACTGATAGGGGATATCCGTTCCAGTTATACGGGAGCAAAACGTGTACAGGTCATGCCTGATGTTTCCGATGATGTGATACAGGATTCCAGGCAGATTGCCGTAGATAACATCCGCCAGCTTGTTTCCGATATGGCGGATTCTTTTGAGGAAGAATTGAAGCGACAGACGGATGCACGCAGACAAATGGGTGGCGCAATCCCTCCTACTCCCGACCGTACAGAGGAAAAGCCGGCCCCCGGACAGCCGAAAGTCATTTACGATGATGATGGGAACGTTCAAAGTCTTGAATGGACCGTTGAACCGCCTGTTGAACAGAAACCAAAAAGAAAGAGGAAACCGAAAACGGAAGCAATCGAGTTCGATGTTGACGGGCAGCCCGTGACACCGCCACCGTCAACTCCTGTTGATACAGAAGGTGTTTCCGCAGGATTTCCGATACCACTTCCCGTGCAGGAAGTTAACCCTATTCAAGTACCTGATTATAGCGATATATTACGTGAAATAGCTGACAACGGAAAACCACGTAATAATGCCCGTACTTCTACCGATCCTGTACAGGAACAAATTGATTTTGAAAGAAAGTTGATGCCAAGACGTGCGGCAGCAGGTCTTACGGGTGACAGTAAAAAGATTGATTCCATATCAAGAACGGTTGATGATTTAAAAGATGATGATATCACACCTATTTCTTCCCAATCACAAGAGGTAACAAATGTTTCTGATACAGGGGGTGAAACCATTAGGGATGAACGTAATGTTCGTACCGAAGTCGTTAACGAAACCAATGTAGAACGGAATGTCAACAATGCCCGTGAAACAGTTGACAATTCACATACCGAAACGAATAATTCCTCTACTATTGAGCATATAGCCGAATCAACCCGTAACATAGACAGGAACACGGAAAACATAAACGAAACTGTCCGCAATGTAAGCAGGGTGAATGAGGATATGAAGGCTGAACCCGTATCATCACCTGAATTTAATAGGACAGACGATAGTAACACGTCTTCTATCAATTCCTACGATGATAGTGGCATTATATCCTCTATTGAAAAGAACGGTGAGATAATTACAGCGGTAGGTGACAGGATGGTTGGTATGCTTCAATCCCTGTCGGAAGTCACGTCAAAGATACGCCCCGTAATACAACAGGGTAATGCGAAACTAGAATCAATCTACGGTGCCATCGTATCGCAGTCACAGAGATTGGATGATTGGCGGCAAGCTGAATTGGATGCCATAGATGATTTGGGTGACAGGATAGGTGATACCAATGTGGGGGCAGGAGTGAACGTTCCCGATGGTGATACAGGAAGTATCGGCAAATCGGTATTTAAAGGGGTACTTGGCGGAAACATAGCTTCAATGGTTGCCCAATTCGCCATTGATTCACTTAAAAACGCATGGGAGGTATTCAAACAGCGTGATATACGTAATTACGAATACGACATGCGTTCCACATGGGATAACCCTATCCAAATGACAGCCCAAAGAATGAGGGTTGAAGCACAGAATGAGGGCGATAAGGTAAGATGGATTCCTTTTGTCGGTGAATGGCTGGGAAGAAGAAAGGATGTTGAAGGAGAAGTGGCGGCAGACCGTTTTCTGACTATCATGGACAGGGTGCAGGAAATGGAGCAAAATGTTCTTGCATGGTCACAAACAACACAGGATTCCATCACGCAATCAATCAGAAGAGGATATAGTGAGGGAAGTTATGCGGCTTCAAGTCTTGGCATGACTGTTGACGAATATATGAACAGACGTGCAGGGTTGTTGCGTGCTTCTGGCGGTGTGATAGGAACGTCACAGACAGGTGATATCCAATACGGTCAACGTGAAGCGGAATCATTGATGGCCGCAGAACGCCTATATGGATTGCAAAGCGTAGACCAATTACAGGGAGTTATGCGTTTTGCATCTACCGAAGATAATATGGTACATGCTTCATCCGTTATCATACGTTCATTTGAACAGGCAATGGCGAAAGTTGCTACTCCGTTTGAACAGATAGCTTCTACCCTTGACGAACACATTCAGACCTTCACGGATATTTCCCGTGACGTATTATCCCGTACAGGCGAAACGGATGCAGCCGCAATCGCAGCCATACAGGGCATAGTACGTGAAAGGGGTTTTGTAGGAGAACAGGGTGACAGAATATCCAAGGCACTTGCAGGACAGGGCATATCACAGAACGATGTTGCACAGGCTTATTTGCAACGTGCCATTGTTGAAACGCATCCCGAAGTAAATACGCTTGCCGATGTGCGTGTTATAGCCGATGATTTGTCACGACAGCCCGAAGTCATAAGAAGGCTTCTGTCCAATTTCCAGGAACAGTTGGGAACAGGTAAGAGCGGGTACAACAAAATGCGTGAAATCCTTCCTAATATATTCACAGGCCTTAGTGATACCGATATCAAGGAACTGATGGATGAATCACGGCAGATGATACCCGAAGAGCAAAGGACAGGGCAATGGTATGACCTCAACACCCTATTTGATTCCATCATGAAACGGATGGGGGAATTGAAGGAAGCGGAACCCGGTACCATGCAATATGAACGTGAAGCCGCACAAAGGACTGTCGGACCTGTTGAACAGTTGATGGATAACTGGAAAAACAAGATTGGTGGAATGGCTACGGAAGAAACTCTTGGTTCTATAAAGGAACTCCTTGAAAAACTTTATGAAGCCGTTAAGCCGGATATAGGAACAGGTCAGGAGATTGCCAATGCGGTTGAAGATAAGGTTGGACGTTATGACAGAAATGTATATGATGGTCCAGCAACAACGAATCCGGGTGTATGGAGTTTGTCACAGGAACAGATGGATGCAGTAAGGGCGTTCTTCGGATTGAAATCTGCAATAGATGAAAATACAAAAGCCTTAAAACGTAAGAATATGGCAATGACGGGGGCTGCAATAAATAATGTTGTTGCGGCAGAAAATCAATAATTGAATTTGCTTATTACCAAAAAGAGGGAGAAAATCATTCTCCCCCTTTCTTTATAGGAACTCCTCTTTCAAAATCTTGTTTCCATTGTAGTTCCTGAAAGAAATCTTCCTTAATCTTTTTCTCCGTTCGTCCAAGACAGTGAAGCATCAGTATTGCAAACACAGGGGTCATAAAGATAGCGCATACTGTCCATATAAAAATATCTCTTCCTAATTTTTGTGCCAGTTTACTTGTTTGACAAACAAAGATAACGTACACTACCACACACAATACGAACCACAGTCCGCTAAACAATACTACATCATTTGTATTCATACCCATAATATTTAAAAAGTTTTACATATAATTGTCATTGTCATAATCACTATCATACCAAGGATATACAGGATAACACTGAATTTTATCCCAACCCACAATCCATAGAAGCCCCACCATATAACTGAACGGTCTTTTTGCTTCTCTTTCCTGTTATTTTCAGTATCTTTGTTCATAATCGTTAGTTTAATTTGTTGGTGCAAATTTAAACTATTTCATTTAAACTTGAAATAAAATTTAAAGAATTAACATTTAATTAACATATAATCGTTATGGCAGAACAGGATAAGGAATATCTTTCCGTCATTACATCCACAAAAATAGAGGATGTTCCGGGATGGATCGAAAGTTACCAAAAGCGTGCTCCGAAAGACCAGGAAAGAAAATATACTCCTGAAAAGTTTTGGACGGAGTGGAAAGACGAGAAATTAAATAACAACAACACCAATTTGGAAGTTGTGTGGAATACCTATGACGATATAGAAAAGGTGAAATATAAGGATGCTTATGATGCAAAGGCACTTCCGTTCATAAAACCGCAGACCACCGTAATATTCAAGGGTGACGGATTTGAGCGCAGGTCATTCCCCGATTATCCTAATATGGATTCTGTGTTTGAAAATATGGACGTAAAACCTTATTATTCGGCACAATACCTTGAACTTGTGGGGGATGATAAGTTTATAAGATCACAACAGGTATTAAATTCTGATTTCGTTGAAACAGGAATGAGCCTTCTTACAATGCGTGCGAATTGTCGTGTGTACCTATATATGGTGTCACTTGACAAGGTTGTTGATATTACTCCCCTTGTAATATCATTGAATACATGGAAAACAAGAAAGACAGGTTCATTCTCCATGACGGTTGCCCCCAACTATAAATCGGTTCTTATGGATACAGGCGGTTCCATTGTGGAACAGTATGCGCAAATGTCGGGAGGAAAATATCAGACCAAGAGTTTCCTTGAAAAATTCGTGCAGTACAATGATACGGTGTTTATCAAGTTTGAAACATTGGAACTTGAAGAATGGGAGGATCTGCAATCAACAGAGGAAATGGATCTTGTCATACAGAATAACAAGCCCGGAGAACTGTACTGGGATATGATAGGGTTCGTGGACAACTGTCAGGTATCTTATGATGGACTTGACAACATTACGTCCATAGAGATAACAGGAAGGGATATGTCGAAATTCTTTGATGAAGATGGCGATTGGTTCCTACCGTTACAGACAGTTTCCAAGGCACTTAATTACAGCTATAATGCCGAAAGTACACAGCAGAGGAATCCTATAACAGGGGAATACGACTTCCTGTGGAAACTTGACTTCAAGAAAATGAAGGAATGTGTGTGGTGGATAATAAATGTAATGTCACATGTAAGAGCAACAAGGGGAACTATATTCGATAATTTTCCTGACAAACGTTCAAGTGATGAATCAGTGCCCGGACAAAAAACAGACAGTCCGAAGGGCGTATGGCAGATATTGAAAGTCTACATGGATTCGGAACTTGACAATCTTACGCTTTGTGATCGTGGCATAGCCAATCCGGGAGGAACAATGACCGAATATATGGACAAGGTGTGTCAGTTCCCGTTTGTGGAATATTTCTTTGATACCTATATCAATGACATAAACCTTGTTGTACGTAGACCGCCTGTTACGAAAGCTGCAATAGAGGAAGTGTTCAGTAGTAATACATACGTTACCATAGACGCTTCAAACATCATTTCACAGTCACTTTCCTATGATGATAGATTCTATTCATGGTATCAGATAGATATAGGAAACTCATGGCTGGGTTCAGACCAGGGTACGGTACGTACATTCATTCCTATTGTGTCAATTCCCGAATTTGCGGAGATGTGGGGTATGCGACAGTTAAGAATGACAGATATTTATTTGCAGGTTACGGATGCCCATGGCCCGGATGCGGTTCCTATCATAAGCAATTTCCAGCTTGCATGCCTGACAGACCTTGTATTCCTTATTGAATCCAATATGTATCTTCCGTTCACAAGAAGGGGTACGATAACCATTGTAGGTGACAGACGGATAAAGGTAGGTACATTTGTGAAGTCGGAATTTTCCAATGAGTTCTTTTACGTAACGGGTGTTACGCAAAACCTGCAATTCTCCACTGACGGAATACAGAGAACAACAACGTTGAATGTGGAAAGAGGAATGTACGTTCCTATTCTTGAAGGAAGTTCGCTTTCTGACGTGAACAAGAAACGTACCGATAATTCCAACGGTTTAAGTGGGGTAAAATCCTATTTCGATATAGTTGACCTCAAACCGTTACGTGATATGGTACAGGAAGTGAAGCAGAAGAAAGAGGAAGCCAAAACAATTGCATCATGGAAAAATGAAATACACGTCAAACAGGATGTATTCGATTTCTTCGTGCAACGCAAAATGTTTGGTGAATAACAGGCGATTCCTTATTTTTGTGATAAAAGGAGAATATAAATGAATAACAGAGGAAAATACAGGGCACTGGCAAATTCGCTTGACGGGATGAATATAGGATATATAACCATCCCGTCAGGATGTGAACGCAAGGATTTCATCGATACTTGCATGAGAAGGTGTAAGGTGATGGTGTACTTTGACGGTGGCGTGTTCAAACAGGATGTTCCTATTACACGTGAAGCATTGAACAACATTACGTTTCCTGATACTCCGGGAGAATTGGGAAGTCCTGTGGTGGTTATGTCGAACAGATACACCAACGCTTCCATTGTTACAGGAACGCTTGTGAATGAAACGGAAACGCCTTCCGGGTATGAGAATACGATCCAGTTCAGAAAGATTGTCAACGGTGTTTCCTGTGCTGTTACGATTGATCCGACAAACAATCATATAAGCCTTGATGTTCAGAGCAAGGATGAGGTGTCAGTGGATGTGAACGCAACAGGAAGTGAATCTGCAAAAATCAACCTCTATTCCACGGGTAGCGTGAACGTAAAGGGATGCAAGAAGATAGAATCAACCTCCTATAAGGAGCATATAGAGAATCTGAAAAACCCCAAACTGCCAAAGGAAAAGTTGGATGATGAGGTGTATGAGATAAAACATGACCTTGAACAACTTTCCTATAAGCAGATATATGGCGATGATAAGATAACAAACTCAATCTTGTTCAACAAGGATAAGTTTGAACTTATACAGAATACCAGCAAACAGACCGTCACCATTACGGATGGCAAGTTTGAAATGACATTTGGTGAGAACAATGATTTTATCCGAATGACAAAGGATAAGATTGAAATAATGTCGGGAAAGTTGGTTGAAATAAACGGAGGAAAGAATAGAGGGGTGCTTAACATTGCACAGTTTGAATCATTCATACAAGCGGTGGCAAAAGACCTTCTTGCAGCCATGTCCGGCTCACAGGTATCATCATGGATGGCCAGTGAAATGCCCAAGATGGAAGATAAGAATTTTACACATTGATGTTATGGGAAGTCTAGGAATATCAAAGGAAATGATTGTTCGTGCCAAATTCAAGGATTATATAGCCACATTGGGTGACAAGGCGGATGATTTTGTAAAGGGAATGGTGGATGCGGCCGGAGATGCGCTTCAAGCAAAGATAGATGAAGCGGACCAACTGTATGATTCGATAAAATCCTCTGTTGAAAACATAGCTTCTACTATCGGAGGTTCGGCAGCGAAGGCGGTTGCGTCAATGGAAACCGTGAACACATCCGTATCAACAACGGTTACGGGTACTGCTGGACCATATCCCGTAACAGGAGCGGGATCGGGAGCAGGAACAGGGGCAACCACTTCCACCAATGGAGCGAAAGCATCTTTGAGTGGTACGGTTGATGGGATGAACAGTGCAATAACTATGACACAATCCTCTGTAAAACAGCTTTCGGGCCTTGTTACACAAATGAGTATGCAGGATGTGGCAGGAGGTCTTGTTTCAGGACTTGATTCGGTTTTAAGTGGTGCAAGTTCCGCATTGCAGGCAGCAAAAGCACTTCTAGGATGATATTTTAATGAGAATAAACAATGGCAAGTAGTATTGTAAATACAATAGTCAATACAGCGATAGAAACCGCAAAAACGGCCGGAAAATCGCTTCTTGCGTCAAAGTTCCCTACGGATTTTGAGGTGTATCTTTGCGCGCTTGAACTGACTGACGATAAGGGTAATACGATAGACTATTTCACCTTCCCCATACAACCCGATTCCATTTCGGTAACGGAAAGCAAGAATACGACAGTGCAACAAACGGCAGGAGGTCTTTCAGTGTTATCCTCTACTGCCTTTGTTCCCAAAAACATAACCATAAGAGGAAATTTCGGCAGGCAGTTCAAGATTATGTTGCAGACAGGTGTGACCATATCAGGTTCTGCATTTTCCATATCAGCTGGAAAACGTGCCCTCTATCAGTTAATGGGGAAATCCAACGGATTGAAGTCTGTTTCAATAGATCCTTCGGGAACAGTGAAGAACGGGTTCGGATGTATCAAGATAATGCAGTCTATCATAGACAAGAGCAATGGAGTGAGTGATCAGACAGGAAAACCGTTCAGACTGTATTTCTACAATCTTGCATTAGGGGAATCCTACATGTGTATCGCACCGCCCAACTGCCTTAACTTTTCCCAAAGCATGAATAGCAACATGATATGGAACTATCAGTTAAGCCTTATGGGTGTCGCTCCATTGGAAGCCGTGCAGGGTGCACAGAACAAAACGAAGAAGGCATTATCTTCGGGTTCGATACAGAAGGCAGTATATGATATTGCCAACGTGATAAGAAATAAACTGTAATGATATGACAGATACCACCGCATATAACAGATTCAAACAGGCCACGGGATATGATATAAAGGCTTTTTTTGAGGAATTTGTGAATTTCTCAAATACATACTATGCTTCCGTCGTTACCTATTACCAAGGAGGGGAGATGGTTCCCGAAGCCTTTTCGCGACTTGACGATATGGAAAGGAAAGTCAAGATTATCGAGCCGTTGTTTTCTCTGAACAAGACGGTTCTTGACGATATATCCATGTGGGATATTCTTGACGATTTTACAGAGGTACAGACAAAGATATGGACCATCAAAAATTCTGCAAGATGGTTACGTTCTGCCGAAGTTGACAATACCAACTCGATACAGATAACCACACGCCTGTCACCTAATCAGACATTTGAGGATATGTCCTATAAACGTGGTGACGGCAATCCCGAAGATGATTGGTTGAATATTGTAACACGCCAATATATCATAGAGGAAGATTATACCCCCGAAAACGGTTCCAAGAATACGTTCCACGTCAATTTCAAAAACTCCGGCACAAATTCCGTTGACAGTGTGATAGACACATTGTCGGGTAAGAATGTGTTGGGGAAAGATGTTACAACGGATTTTTCCATTGATAACAATGACCTTAGAACAATACGGGAAGAGCCTTGTATGGTGCAGGCACTCGATATCATATCCACTGCAATGAAGGGTTGTATCCCCGAATTTCCCGAATACGGCCTTCCTAATGAGTTTGTGGGAACAACGCTCAATGCCATACAGTATGCTTCACTCTACAAACATCTTCTGAATATGTTTCAACGTGACAGTAGATGGGTATCCGTGGAACTTCTGAATCTTAAATCGGAAAATGATGCTGTGTTCCTAGAAGTAAAGGCAACCTCTGTCGGCAATCAGGAATTTGTACAGAAAATAAAAATATAACTTGAATTAAAAATATAATCGTAGTAAGAAATGATTACAAAAGTAAACAACGGTATTTCTACTCTTAAAAACCTCTTTTTAGAGGTATTGATTGATCAGACATCGAAGATAAGCAATGTTGCTGACGGTTCAGTGGTCAACGCCATTGCATTTGGTGTAGGTAAGGTGGCACAGAAGGCAATCAAGGATATTGCCATCGTGGAAGCACAGTTATTCCCCGAATATGCCACAGGTGATTATCTTGACAAGTCGGCAGCTTTGTTTGGTGTAAGCCCAAGAAAGAATGCTCTTGGTTCGTCCACGTATGTACGTGTATATGCCGAACCGGGAACAAAGTATGCTGTTGGTTCTACTTTTATCAGTAAATCGGGTGTACGTTTTGAAACGGATGAAGCACTTACCGTAAATGAATCGGGTTACGGATATGTTCATGTACGAAGTACCATTACAGGACTTGCATCCAATGTGGAAGCAAACAGCATTGTCCAGATTTCCCCACGCCCTTTAGGACACATTGAATGCACGAACGAATATTATGCTATTGGCGGACGAGATTATGAGGATGATGAAACATTCCGTAAACGTATCAGAAATAACGGTAACAGATATTCCCAAGGCACGATGGAATATTGGACACAGATATTCCAGGAAGCTGATGATAGGGTTTTGAAGGTGATGAATGTCGGCCTTGGAGAGGACGGTAATACCTATATCTACCTTGTTACACAAAACGGTGTATTGTTTACGGAAGATGAATTGGGTGTGCTTCTTGAAAAAGTGAAGTCAAAATTCTCCATTTCCGAAATTGACCTGAACGGAGATGTAATCGGAATACGTCTACGCAATGCCAAATGGATGATTGTAGGAGGTGAAACAGGTATAGACTTCCGTGTGGAACTTAGTTCGGAATATCAGACAGCCGAAGTAAGACGAAATATTCAAGTGGCATTGACCAAATATCTTGACTTCCGTTTTTGGGATGCAGGAAAGACGGTTCAATGGGATGATTTGCTCTCTGTTGTGAAAAATGCGGAAGGTGTGAAATATGTTCCCGATGAATACTTCAATCCAAGATATGATATGGAGGTTCCAATCAATCAGCTTCCAAGAATACAGGGATTCAGAATGAGGGATTTACAGGGTAATATCCTGTATGATTCAAACCAAACACTTTCGTCCTATTTCTATCCTGCAAGTGAGGGGGATAAGATTGTGTCACAGATAGGAACAGGCATTACCTATCTTGCATCATTTAAGGTTGTAAACACAAGAAACAATCCTGTTCCTGATGCAACAATCTCTATCGGAAACTCTGTTATCACAACTGACAGTAAGGGTACGGCAAACATTCTTCTTGAAAACGGAGAATACAATTATACGCTTACCAAGAAGAATTGGGTGACACGTACAGGACAGTTCGTTATTCTAAATCAGCCCGTATATATCACAATCAATGATTTCTACGCTATCCCCTACAATGTAACGTTCAAGGTGATTACAGGTCTTAATCCTGTTGAGAACGCACTCATTACAATCAACGGTGAGGAACACACCACAGGGCCGGATGGTACGGCTGTCGTGTCATTGGAACCTGGTAGTTATGCCTATACGATAGAAAAAGTTAACTATCAGACCATTACAAACGGATTGAGCGTGCTTAATCAGGATATTCTGATTGAAGAGGAAATGTTTGTGGAAACGATGAAGGTAAATTTTGCCGCAATAGACAGAATGAATCAGATATTTGTTCCCGATGCAGTCATTTCTGTCCGTAACATGACCACCAAGACAGACCTTGAAGGACAGGCTTCCATGCCGTTACGGATAGGAAGTTATGAACTTGATGCGGTCCGTGACGGTTACTTATCTTTCCATAGAGAATTTGATGTCGATGCACGCATAGACAATTGTGTGCTCCTTGAAATGGAAAGCGCACCCTATCAGATAACATTCACTGTCATTGATATTGAAACGAACAAGGTCATTCCCAACGCTTCATTGCAAGTCAACAATCAAACCTATCTGACGGATGAATCGGGTCAGACAATCGTTTCCCTTGTATCGGGAACATGGGATTTTGTCGTGTTCAAATCCGGCTATCTGAAATACAACGGTACTGTTGTTGTGGATGGAGCAAGCAAATCGGTTCTTGTACAACTTAGTGTTGCATATTACAACTATTATCTTGTATTCCGTGATATTGATACAGGAGATTACTTGCAGGGTGTACAGGTAACTATCCGTGGAAAGATATACATTTCTGATGTGAACGGGCAGATTGTCGCAACACTTCCTAACGGTTCATACGATTATATTGCAAGAAGGGCGAATTACAAGGACAAGTTAGGTACCATCACCGTACAGGACCAGGACGATAAGGAAATCGTCTATATGGAGGTACGTGACAGTATCAATACGATTACCGTACTTGACTACCTTTCAAACAATCCGATAGAGGGTGCAAGTGTGAAGGTGTATAACAAGGGTACGGGTGAAATGATTCAGGAATTGTTCTCCCTGTCAAACGGTGTATGCCAGTTCTCGGCACATTCGGGAGAATACTATCTGATTGCAAGTCACCCCGATTATATTGATACCCCGCAGCTTGACTTCACTCTTGAACGTCTGAAAGACATGACAATGAATGTTCTTATGGACAGACGTACAAAGACCTCTATCTTTGAAATAGATGAAATTATCCCGAAAACATCATCATCTCTTGATTCTGATGAGGAAGCTGCAACGGCTAATCCTATTACTAATGGTATAAGTATCAAGGTAACAGGTCTGCAATGGGTGTCAACCAACAGGTTTGAAACTGTTACCAAGACCTATGCAATCAGTGCAAACGGACAGGTGACAGTTGACATTCTTCCTCTTGTCGAATACACGATAGAGTTTGTTGACAAAGGATTCTATAATCATGATTCAACCAAGCATTCATGGAAAATGGATGTTGCAACAGACTTTTTCAGATGGACCGTAACCTGTATTAAAACATTGATTTTCAATGTGTTACAGAAAAACTCAAACCTTCCTATCGAAGTAGAGAACGGCCCGGAGGAATATCCCGAAATTGCCGTTACAGGACAGTCACGTCCTCAAAGAATACGGGTGGATGCACTAGGGGCATCCACATTCTATGTTTCTCCCGGAACATTTGATACGGTCACAACACAGGTAGACCACATAACACAGAATAACGAACTTACATTTACAACACCTCCTACTGCCGCCAAGACAATCTATCTTGACTATCCCGAATTGATATGGAAGATGGATATTGACGCAGATTTCCCTGTATCAACCAAGGCAGTAGGATTGATTGTAGACATTCACAGACGGCTTGCTCCTGAATATGTGTTCACAGGTGTTACAGATACGGACGGACAGTTTGAATCGGACGGTAAACCCGAAATGTATCCCCTGGCACCCGGATATTATGTTTATGAATGGGGTTCGGACGGTAACGATTCTGACTGGAAGCCTAATACCGAACGTATCTATTTCCCTGTCGGACATCAGAAACCGACTGAATTTATCACAGATATCGCATTAAGAAAAGTTACCGAAAACAAGGGATGGACACTGACACGAAGATATACTGTACAGGATGGTATTGCTCCACAGGTAGAATCCCCGCTTCCTGCAAACATACCGTTTGATATTTATGCGAACAACCAATTGCTCCTATCCGATCAAAAAGTGAATGCACAGGGCTTGATTTCATTCGACACGTTCGCAGGGATAAGATACAAGTTCCAGTTCAAGGAGAACTACAACATATTCTATGCCGAAATAGCGCATGTAGTCCTTCCTAGTGAATTGACAGGAGGAAATTTGCAAATGGTGACAACACCGCTTGTATCGCATGCCATAACATACAACAACGTGATATACCCGTCACAGACCATCAGTACGGTACAGAATCTGACAGTGGAACTTGACACATCCAACACTGCACTCAAACAATCGGCAGCAACGGCAACGCTTCCCAAAAATATCTGGCTTTCTCCCAATGAAATGCGTCTGACGGGTGAACTGAAATACTTTACCAATACTCCCAACGTGTTCAACCCGTATGATCATATAGGAAAAGAAGATGTGGAAAGGATAAAATTGGATTTCACGGCCAAGCAATATAACATTCCTGTGAAACTTACGGAATCAATTACAGGAGGTATTGCGGCAAACTGTCCCATAACTATTGTTTCCAAATGGAATCCCAGCATCAAATATACGGCAACAACGGGCAGCAATGGTACTGTAACCATTCCTAATGTATATTACGGAGATTATACCTATACACTTGGCGGGAATGCCGTATATGAGCAGAAAACAGGTGAGGTATCATTTCCAGTGAACGGTGTGGAATCACCTCTTGCGACATGGACAAACTCGGTAACATACAATACGGGCGATGTGACTGTCAATATGAAATGGCAGTACAGGGAAGGACTTGTTGTCAACCTTAACGGAGGTTCGTTCTCGTTCCAGCAGGGAGGTGGTGAAGCAAAGACATTTACAACCGATACAAGCGGAAATGCCACCATCAGTGTCGTTATCGGATTGCCCGTCAGCTTCACGTACAAGAACAACAATAACCTTATCGCCACCAATGCTACTTTCTCCCATACATTCGGTGCAGTAGGTGAATCCTATTCATATACCCTTATATCCAAGGTGTACACGCAGAAGATTGTTGTAACGGAAAAGAATACGGGTGACAAGGCAGACGATTGTCGTATCATTCTCACGCACCAGCTTAATTCGTCCATCAAGTTCGATGTACGTACAGGAACGGACGGCACTGTCACCATACAGAATGTTCCTTCCGGGCCTTACAACTGGACGGCAGGTGAGGATGTTACGTATGACAGTATATCGGGTACGGCAACAATTCCTATTGGTGGCGGAGCGACATCCAATGACCTCAACATACAGGTTGTATATAACACAGGGCAGGTGTCACTGGAAATACGGACAAAAATCCCGGGATTCGGTGATCAGGCAAACGGTAAGATACATTCAGGACTTGCCGTTACTGTCACACAAGCAGGGAAACAGCTTTTTTCCGGCGTGACCAACGAACAGGGAAAGGTGTTCTTCACCGCATCACTGGAGGTTCCTGTCACATTTGAACTTCCCGATTCGGCAGGAATATGGACAGGAAGCATCCCTGCACACACCTATCATGCGATAGGAGAGAATTACAAGGTTCTTCTTACAAGAAAAACAGGTACGGCCACCATAACCGTAAACAACTCCACAACGGGCGGAAAGGCAGCTTCCTGTCCTACAAGCATGTCACAGACATTGAATGGTGTTACCGTATCATTTTCAGGAACAACAGACGCTTCGGGAGTATGGACCGTACCTAACGTTCCTCTTTCGGGTGGTAATTATGCAGTCAAGGCAGGAGGAAACAATATATTTACTTCCGCTTCGGGTAATATGCCAAGTAGAACTACTTCCATGTCAATTACCCTTTCGGTTGCATACCAGCAGGCGACATTCAACGTTACGGTTCGTGAGATTGTTCCGGGATTCGGTGATCAGACAAACGGGCAGTTACTTGGAAGTCTAGGTTCGTTCAATGTCACACAAAGTGGTGCAACCAAGCAATATACGTCAAACGGAAATGGTGTATTAGCCATACAGGGATATGTAGGGGTTCCGTTCTCCATACAGATACCCTATTCGGGTAACTATTCCAACGGTACACAGTCATGGACACCTGCAAATACAGGTTCTTCCACCACATTGAAGTTTACGATAAGCAAGAAAGTGCGTCTTACGTTCACCAACAGCATATTCGGTCAGAATGTTACAGGCGTTGCGGTATCGGCAACAGGCGCAACCGCCACACAGACATATAACAGTAGCGGTAACAATTATGTGGATGTATATGTAGGAGCAAGACAGGTTTCGGCAACCGCATCATGTGCCGATTACAACAATAAGGTAACAGCCATATCCCAAACATCGGGAAATCTTGGTGTCGCAATGGAACCCGTCAAATACAACGTGACAATAACCGTCAAGGACGGTACATGGACGGATTGGGTTCAGAGTATAAACGGTGCGACGGTAAAACTTACCTCAACAAGAAAAAACACCGTTACCTATTCGGGAACGACAAACGCGAGCGGACAGGTTGTGCTGAATGTCTACAAGACATCTCCTTATACGGTAAATACATCAGCCACCAATTTCACAGCTGCAAGCGGAACTCTTGGAGAAAATGCGACAGCACTCACAATCAACATGAAGCGCGTATCGTTTAACAAGACAGTTACCGTACAGGTAGGAGGGAAGAACATTACGAACACGGCCGTAGAAATGATGTGTTGTGAAAACCATAAGATATTGTTCAACAGTAATACAAACGGTTCAGCACAGTTCACAGCCACCTATTATCAGGGATTACATTACATAAGCCGCATAAAACCGTGGTCAACAGCTTTCACTGCGGGAGGAATCACTTCCCAAAATTATCAGGAAATACGGTTCACCATACAGAACGGATGGAACAACGGTTCGGCAATAAGTACCGTATGGTGGAACGGAACACAGAAATTCTGGCATAATCCGGGTGGAATCACATCGGGAAACCGACTTATCTGTACGTTAAGGGTGAAGGTGTCGGACGGTTCAGTCATCTATTATGAAACACGTGACACGGCCACATGGGTGAACTGGATAAAGGCGAACCTTACGACAGGCGGCTATATCGCAATCGTCCATACCGTATGTTACAAGACGCAGGGATTCGCCCTGAACGCTTCGGAAGCGAACAGCATTGTCAATATGGGTAATTTCGGACAGTGCTCTATTCCGGGATGGTGGACACTGGGAGGAAGATATGTGTTCGTCCTTACCAATTCCCCTTCCGGCAGCGGACAGAACACGGGATGGATGAATCTTGACCTGACAAACAACACGGTAGGAACATACATAAGAAAGGGTTCCGTATCACCGTTCACCGAAAACAACAATACGGGCGTATGGGGTTACAATCCTACCACATCCGACACGGCAGCTTATACATGGAACATCAATCCCGGATCGATAAATGCTAACGGTGGAACATACCCGTACAACCATTTGAAGTGCATTGACGGTTTCAACAGCGGCATCCTTTCGGGTGCGACAGGAGTTGTCACATACTCCATGGGATACCAGACACAGACCACAGGTTCATTGGCGGACAACGGTGAGTGCTGGGGAAAGATGCTTCCCGGAAACGTGTCATGGTCTGTTTCCAAGTCGGGTTATCTGTCCGCTTCCAAGGGTGCCGTTGGATTGTGGACATCACGTTACCAGGAAATAACGCTTGCCAGACAGGGTATGTTTGTGAAAATGACATTCAGGGATACGGCACAGAACGCGACAGCCCCTGCGGGCGTTGCCGTCCAGATAACGGGTACGGACGAGAACGGTGCGTCAATAGGAACCATAAATCTTACAACAGACGCTTCGGGTTCGGTCATCTACAATGCGAAACGATTAAAGCAAGGATCGACCGTAACATGGAAATTCAATTACAATTATGCGACCATGGGATGGTTCGATTCGACAGGCAGCTTCACCTTACCTACAAGCATCCCCTCCGGCGGTACATACGCTGTCACCCTCTCCGTAGACCGCATCGGTGACGGAACACCCTGGGTGGAGGAGAGGGGGTTTAAAACCAGCAGCATCTGGAATGTTGGTCTTTCATCCTTAAGTGAGCAGACATCCGTTTACCCCGTCCAGGACATATACAGGCGAAATATATGTGCGATCGGGCCTGCTCCCTTTGGAACACAGCCGTCAGCCGCCTACAATCCTACTCCATGCCTTATTTTCGCCTATCTGATGATATCAAAATTCGGTTCGGGAAGTTCTTCCAGATGGTCTTGCGTTCTATATGGATTGTCTGCACAGCTTGCTTTTGATCCAAACATATTCACCCTTTATTATAATCCGACAGATTTCATAATAACTCGTCCGCAGGTGATAGTGGCAGGGAATAGTGTGAACATGATGTGTTCATGGAATCTGACCACCTTCATATATACAGCCGTTTCCTATGGTGACGATACATCATATTCCTTTACCAGCACTTTTGGGTTTTTTATATATTACCATACCAATCCGTCCTATTTTATTTTTGCAACATATGATGATACTATTACCATGCAAGGTGACATCGACCATACTGCATGGCCTGCATACCATGCAGGAGTAATATACCGAAACCTTTTTACCACAATCACTACAAGTCGTAGCGGTTATATGCTTGCCTATGAATATTATTTCATAGCGAAATATAACAGTGATATGTTTGGTAGATTTTATGTTGCCTACGGTAGTTTCCAAAGTATGAGGTATAACGACACTGGTATCGATAGCTCCATCGTCGCTTCAAGTAATGTGTACAGGTTTGGAAAGGCTCTGACATCATCATACGAATTTTACATGTCACCATGTAATTATTTCACCAACACATCCCTTTTCATAGCGGAAGCCATCATGTATAATGGAAAGGATTATTCGTTTCTGGAAAGCGTAATCAGAAACAGGGATATGTTCCAGTCGGTCATATTCTACAATATACTAAAGACACAGACTGTATCCGGGATGTACATCCATCAGTATTTTTTCGACAATTTATTCGGTGTTTATTTTACATACACAAAACCCGTATCGGGAATTACGGGAAGCGGAGCGAATGCCCTGTTAGGATTGCAGTTGTGCCATCCGTTTCAGCCGGATAATACCATGACAACCCTAAATCAATACATCACATCGGATTGCAACGATTACATAGAGTATTATAATACGGGAACACTGGTAAGCGGAAACGTATATAACAATTTCATATTTGCACACAACTTCACAGGCAATAAACCGAACTTCTATCTGTTCCTTACCCTTACCGAATTCAAGAAGGATGTGGTGTATATCAACAATTACTCGGGATGGCAGATAGGAAGCATGGATGTGACCGATCTGTCGTCACAGTCACCATGGAACACCCTTCTATCGGGTTACGGGAATTTCAAATCCGTATGGAGGGTTCAGGCAAACAGCGATTTCTCGAAAATCCTGATCTACATGATAAACCTTAACTATTCACAAAGGATTGGATTGCCAGATAATCCGGAAGGTGGAAAAATTCTCATGCACTCATCATCCAATTACTGTACCCTTGACGGAATAATAGCCGTACAAAAGGTTTCAAGTGGATCATATAAGGTAGTGAACAACCTCAATCTGATAGGATGGACGGATGCAATGAGGGACAAGATCATAGGGAAACCTGTTGCCTGCATGGGATTCACGTCACGAAGGCCTGCTTCCTTTGTTTCCGTAAGCAACCCCAATGGGGATGTGGATTCAAGTAAAATCGTAGACGATGATGAAAAGAAAAGAATTATAGAACAGTTCAGCGTACCCGAAAAGCATGCCGTTGTCATTAACCACACACTATCCGTTGTAAACAACATGTATCTGAAACAAAGTGCCGTAAACAGGGATTCAGGTGCCGATCTGATGACAGAGTTCATCATAAAGTTTTAGGAAGGATTATAACCCTATCGGAAAATCAAAAACCGATAGGGCTACTTCTTATTTAATCTTGTGTATTAGTCGGTTCAGCAAATTTAACATCCCATACGGTCATGAATCTGCTTCCGCTAATGTCCCATCCCATGCAGTAACCTTTGAATAATACGTTCCAAAACTTACAATCTTCTCATTGATCACAACAGCATGATGGTTGGTTACACTACCAAATACATTTCCTGTTTTCTGAACAAGAAAATCCTTTTTCTTGTTGATAGGATGCCTTACGGTAAACGCCATTTGATACAGATAATGGGATGCAAGTGACGAAATAAATGCCGAACAAATGTTAAATCTTTAAATTTTGGATGATGTTTGTTTGTAATCTTAAAATAAAACTTTATATTTGTACCATAAAACTTTAAATAATTTAAATATGGATACAGTAAATATAAGTGTTTTGGCTGGCCACGTGAACGTTGCATCTGCTATTCACGACAGACTTTATGTATGTATAAATGCCGATAAGAACGATCTGGTAAATGAGGTGATTTCTGAATGTGGCGGACAATATATCCTGTCAAGAATGGAACAGAACGAGATAATTTCCTATCTCGAATCATTAGGATATAAAATCGAGTGATATGGCAAAAATAATAAATTTAGGTGCACATTGTAGTGAGTGCGTACACTATCAGGGTATTCGTCCGTTTATGTATTGCATGGCTTTACAGAAGAGAATGACGGCTAGGAAAAACACCTAAGTATTGTAAACATTATAAAAATAATAAAATATGACTAAGAAGATTGCTGTTGTAGGTTCAATGATAAATTCATCCGAATACCTTCTATTCGAAAATTTGGAAACAGGATATTCCCTTGAACGTTATGATTCTGTTGAGGAAGCTAGAAACAGTGATTGTGATGCTGTTATAGTAACGGATAAGGATAAGATTGATAATGAAGAAACGTCTATTCTATATTACAATAAGCCTGTTGTTGAAGGTTTTAATATGATTTCATTTGATTCACCTAAAACGAAATGCCGTATCAAGGACGATAGATGTGTCAGAAAGCAGATTGCGAAACGTAGAAAAAGAAACAAGAATCCTAAAACACATAGAAAAAGATGAATACATTTTACGGAATCAGCTTTGCAATATACTTTATACTTATTACCCTTGTATTGACCACATTCATATATGGCTTAAAAAGGGATAAATATAAGTTTTGGAAGTGGGTGATTATAACATTATCTTACTTCATATTTGTTATTATTTACACAATTTTTTGTTTACGGTCATGAATAAGGTGGAAGTAGGAACCCTTGACATAGACGAACTGTTTGAATACAGGGGAGTAATATATGAGGTATTATACAAGACGGATTATTGTGTCCGTTGCCAATACCCGAATGACAAATACCGTTACGGGGATATGTGGAAATATCTCTATACCGAGTTTAGTTTATGGACAAAAGTGAACAAGATATCAACTACTCACAAGTCTTTGGTCTGAGGGCTTGAAAAGCCCAGGTTGATTAGACTAGCGTTAGGAGAGAATATATAGTTACCAAGGGGTATTTGCTCAAGCTCCTTGCTCTAAGGTCAGTGATTAAACAATTCTGTGGGGTAGGAATAGTGTTACTGACGGTAAACCTCTCCATAACATTGTCGATGAGCATTTAACGGAGAAATCCGACTTATAGTAAAATGGTTTACGTAATTAACAAACAAGGACAAGCACTTATGCCAACCGAAAGGTTTGGTAAGGTTAGAAGGCTGTTAAAAAACAGTCTAGCCCATGTTGTGTGCCGTATTCCGTTCACAATTCAATTGGATTATGACACAACAGATTATACACAGCCCGTAAGTTTGGGTGTAGATGCTGGTAGCAAGCATATAGGCATTTCAGCAACAACAAGTGAAAAAGAATTGTATGCAGCAGATGTGGAATTGAGAAACGATATTGTGGATAAGCTATCTACTCGTAGGGAATTAAGAAGAACCCGTAGGAGTAGGCTTCGTTATCGCAAGGCTCGTTTCAATAATAGGGTATCTTCCAAGCGTAAAGGTTGGCTAGCACCATCTGTTGAAAACAAAATCCAAACTCACTTAACTGTTGTAGAGAAGATACATAAGTTCCTGCCAATAACTAATATCGTAGTTGAAATAGCTTCCTTTGATATACAGAAGATTAATAATCCAATTATATCCGGCAGTGAATACCAACAAGGAGAACAGCTTGACTTCTTCAATGTGCGTGAGTATGTGCTATTTAGAGATAATCATATTTGCCAACATTGTAAGGGTAAGAGTAAAGATAAAGTTTTGAATGTGCATCACATAGAGAGCAGAAAGGCGGGAGGTGATAGCCCAAACAACTTGATTACCCTTTGCGAAACTTGCCATAAGGCATATCATAGAGGTGAGTTTGAATTAAATGTAAAACGTGGGAAGTCATTTAGAGATGCCGCCTTTATGGGGATTATGCGATGGAGTTTCTATGATAGACTAAAGAATATCTATCCTAATGTAAGTATGACTTTTGGCTATATCACGAAGAATACCCGTATCACTAACAATCTTCCTAAAGAGCATTATGTTGACGCAAGGTGTATCAGTGGTAATCCTGTGGCTAAACCTCTTGGATATTATTTCTATCAGAAGAAAGTAAGATGCCAAAACAGACAAATACACAAAGCTAATTTCTTGAAAGGTGGCAGAAAGAAACTCAATCAAGCACCATTCTTAGTGAAAGGATTTAGGTTGTTTGATTTGGTTGAATATCAAAAGGATTTGTATTACATATTTGGAAGAAGAGATAGCGGTTTCTTTGATATTAGGAAATTGGACGGTACAAAAGTGAATAAAGGTTCTATCAATTGCAAGTATTTGCGGTTGGTAGATAAAAGAAAAAGTATATTAATTGAAAAGAGAATGCAAGTAAATTTATGAAGACACTGGTTTTTGATGTGATGCTTGACGGGCGGTTTGTACATACGTTCAGATACCGATACTGCCCGTTGTTTCCGATAGACGAACAGGAACTGGAGAAGTTTGTCACTGACAGGCTTCCTACATTAAAAGGAAAGGATTTTAAAATAGTATTTTGATATGAAACAGACAGTAGAAGAAGCAGCTAAAGAGTGCAGACGTACAACTGCCCAATCAATGGGTGTATATGCCCAATATCACTCAATAGATGAGTGCCCTAATCATGGGATTACATATGATGAAATTGCAGAAGCTGCATTTATAAAGGGTGCCGAATGGCAGTCAAAGCAATCACCGTGGATAAGCGTGGAAGAACGGTTGCCGGAAGAGAGTGGATATTACTTTATTACTGATGGTGCTGTTGTTGAGAAAGTTTATTTCTTTAAAAAATGGAATAAGTTTACATCAACTAGAGATTATCCTCATCTATTTTACGATGAAGGCGAAATAAAAGCCTGGCTTCATATCCCGTCTTTTGATGATATACTCGAAGCCAACAGGGATGTACTAGAACGGATTAAGGAGAAAGGAGATTAATATGTATATAGCAAGAGACAAAGATGGGACACTATGTGTCTTTTTTAACAAACCCGTAAAGATTGACGACCGTGGATATTGGCAACCAACAAAAGTTTCCCTTGATTGTATTAAGATTGACTCATCTTTATTTCCCGAAGTAAAATGGGAAGATGAAGAGCCGACAGAAGTTGAATTGGTAAAGAAGGAGGAATAATTATGAGCATATTTACGTTAGAGGAAGTGAATCAAGCGATCAATATGGCAGTTGATGAAACATCTAGAAAGGCAGTTGAAGTTCTTTCGTCTGTATTGGACAATTGGGTACATGGCGGCGATGCAGATTGTATCATTGCGGAGTTTGAGGAAAAGTTAAATGAAGCAATTAATGGATAAAAGATGATGGGTGTATAGATGAAAAACCATGAAAGGAAATATATTTGACAAAATAAGAAAAGCATCTAATAAATACATAGAGTATATGATTGCTTGTGATGATATATCCAAAGAAGCACAAAAACATATAGATTGGGATGATAATGTTTCATGTGAATATTATCCGTCTGATGGGATATGTATAATGATAGACGAGCATGTTTGTTATGCTAATACATTCTTTGGCTTGGTAGAAGAATCAGAAAACGGTATGATTGATAGGAAAACGTATATGAGAAATTGTATTTGATTATGGAAGTAAAAAACGGAATAATAATAGATGGGGTGCTGCATGAAATGGTTGAACTGATTGATGCGTCCTGTACGAGTTTTGATTGCACTAAATGTTCATTGCGTAAGGAATGTGATGAGTGTGAGATGAAGCATAAAACATATCTGTGTGATGCGATGGGTTGTTTCTTCTTTGTCAATCGTGGTAAAGTAACGGAGATTAAAATGGAGGAGAAAAAGAAATGAAACAGGTATTGTCAGTTGGACAGATAAAACATTTACAGAAGATTGGGTTTGATACGAGCGATGGGAGCATGTGTTTCGAGTGGAGTGAATCAGATCCAGATAACATGGTTGTAACCTCTCTGGATGCCGATACGAATTACGACTATTGTCGTACAACTTACACCTTGCAGGACATTCTCGATAAGCTGCCTTGCTTCATCGGCAAAGAAGTGCTGACCATCCAAAAACTTGCAGATAGCTATACATGCTTGTATATGGAATATTATACTAGGTCTATGATAAATATTACAGAGAGTAAAGAACTCATTGATGCAGCATACGATATGTTGTGCTGGTGTATTGAAAACGGATATGTTAAAGTTGGAAAGGAGGAATAACTATGGAAAATCATTTTAAAAATGTATTCGGTGTATATGATGGTTTACATACTGATACTTTAAGGCATATTCCCGAAATTAGTTTTTATAACCATAACTACTATATAGGATTGAAAAGGGGAAACAGTACGATACATGATTTGCTTTTTGCAGTAAGTAATGATGATAATCTTACAGATTGGTATATCGTCCTTGGAAATTGTATCAAATATATTGGATATGAGTATTCAGACGAAGGAGTGATTAATTTATCGGAGGAATAACTATGGGATTTACAACACCGTGTTTCATACGCAAGAGTACCTATAAACTTAGAAAGAAATTAGATGAGTTAGGATATAGATTGTTTGGGGCGCAACTTAACGAAGATTTATGTATTTTCACCTCGCCCGAATTTGGACTATATAATATTGAGTTTTTTAACAACATTCCACATCCTGACGAAACTGATAGTGTTGATTGCGGAACGAATGAAGAACTATTCCTGGCTATAGCTGCATTAAAGGATGATACAGACAACAATCAATTATTCACTAATGGTAAGGGCGATTGGGGTATATACCGGGATGGCTCTGATGGAGGTTTGTCTGGAATGGATTTCTATGGGATGCCTAATGATTTTGAGATTGACAATTATCACAAGGCTACCGTAGACGAACTGATTGAACATTTTAAAACAAAGGAGGAACAATGAAAGCAAGAATAAAAAGAAAAATTCAAAAAGACCATTCCTATACAATGTAGGACAAGTTTTTAAGGCTTGTGATTGGCTTACTAGTATTCAGCGTGGAAATATGGCTTGGCATAGGTATCGTTCATTCGGTACTATTACTAAATCAAAAAATTAAAAAAAGAAGGAATAGATGGAAGTAAAGAACATAACCGTTTCTGTATGAAACATAAAAACAAAAGGATGAAAAATGAAAAGAATAATTACTGTTCAAGATATGATTGACGAATTAATGTTAGTTGTCAATAAAGATGCTGAAATAAATATCGTAATGAATACAGGAGATTATCAAACTGAATACATTCCAGATTTATATGATTTTTCCGTCATTGACTTTACTGATGTACATCCTGATGATGGAAACTCAGAAAATAAAGTAGTAATAGAAATGTTTCGTTAAAAAAGGAGAAATGAACGATGCACCAGTGTGAATATTGTTGTTGGTATAATGATAGATGTGGGAATTGTGATTGCCCTACAGCTATGAAAAGACAAGCGTGTGAAAAAACTAAAAACGCCAAAGGGTACAATGAAAAACCTAAAATAAAATAGTTATGACCGAAGAACTTGTAACATTAGAAACTGCGAAGTTGCTGAAAGAGAAAGGGTTTAATGAGTATTGTAAAGATATTATTAAAGAGGACGATAATCGGATAATGCAATCTGTGTTCCGAACAAATAAGAATTTGCCAAAATTGTGTTATAGTCGTCCCACTCAATCCGTTGCACAAAAGTGGCTGCGTGAAATAAGAGGTGTGTATGTATATGTAGAACCTGTTATTGGAAAAAGATGGACGCTTTCTTTTTGTGATTTCAATGTTCCAACAGAAGAAAGCGACTGGATGGAGAACGAAATAAAC